AAGCTCGACCACGCGCAAATTACAATAGGGGGGGGGTATGGAAATATGGATGGTATACGAGTAAAAACATCAAAGAACGAATTAGAAAAACTGTATATTGAAAAGAAAATGTCCTGTAAATCAATTGGGAGTATGCTTAGATGCTCTGGGACACAGGTTCGTGATAGGTTAATTGAGTATGATATATCAATAAGAAAAAATGTAAAAATAGAAATACCAGAAAGCGAATTGAGGGAACTATATTTAAAAAAAATGATGTCTACGGATGAAATCGCGAAAAGATTTGGATATTCTCAATCCGTAATTAGCTCACGACTGGCTATGTATAGTATACCGGCACGAATATCAATTGGGGGGCGACCTGGTAAACGCCAAATATATAAAAAACAATGTCAATACCACAACTGTCCGAACCCACCCTTTACCACGCTTCGCGAAAAACAGCAGTTTTGTTCACACCGTTGCTATAACGCAAGCACACGAACATTGAAGGGAACCCAACGAGAGTGCGCTAACTCTAACTGTCGCAAGCAATTCGAACCAACCCAAAGCAAACAACAATGCTGCGGCCCCGAATGCGCCTCAAAAAAATCTGGAATATCGCACATGAAACACGAATACAATATTCCAGACGGATTGACAAAAAGAGAAAGAAGGAACTTTATACAAAACAAAAAGCGCAACGAAAGGGCAAAAACCGATCCGGGATTTAGGCTAAACGAGAGAATGCGGAAGGCAATATACTTTTCAATATTGGGTAGAAAAAACGGGCGGCACTGGGAGCATCTTGTCGGCTGGACATTAAAGCAACTCAAAACCCATCTTCAAAAACTATTTCAATCCGGCATGACCTGGGACAATTACGGCAAATGGCACGTCGATCATATTGTACCAATATCGGTCCATAACTTCTCGAAGCCAGAACACCCCGACTTCAAACGATGTTGGGCGCTATCAAACCTTCAGCCTATGTGGGGGCCGGAGAATCAATCAAAGGGTGCACGAATCGAAAAGCACTTCCAACCCAAGCTGCAATTAGAAATAAAGGAGGCGGGTTAATATGAGAGACCCAGACAGAATCGACCCGATATTAAAACTACTGGGGGATATATGGCACAGGCACCCGGACTTGCGTTTGTGCCAAATGATATCAAACGCTGCCGATATGTGCCATCCGCAACCGAGATGTCCAGAGTGTCGCGGATCCGATTTGTATTATATGGAAGATGAACAGATTCAAGAGGGATTGCAAAAACATGCAGGAGGTGAATATGTCTGTTCCATGTGAAGGATGTTACACGAATGTTGTCAGGGGGATCATATATAAAATGCCCGGCGGTGGATATCTTTGTGACGAATGTAGAGAGGCGCTTATCATAGATGAAGGTGAACATTATGATGAGGCAACAGAAACAATAAAATATGGGGAATGAAGTGAGGAGGTAGAGATGAAAATAAAACTATGGATTAAAAAGCTATTTAAAAAACCAGAACAAAAACCCGTAACAAAGCATTTTTCAATGGAATCACAGGAAGACCGGGATAGGGAAATAAAAGAGCTTATGCTTTTACAAGACCCTATTTGTGGCAAGCATCATGGATGAAGGGGGTAGAGATGGAATGCAAAATATCTTTGAGCGATGATTGGGTTAAGAAATGCATAGGGAATATATCAAGCGAAGCATTTGCAGAATTTTGCAAAGATGCGGTTGCATCAGAATTATTTCGGGCTCAATTTAAAGACACCCAGGGGACAAAGACGGCAAGGAAAGAGGAGGTATCAAAATGCGACAAATCCTATATTTCATAGCGCGACTTTTAGGCGATTTCAATTCCGTCCAAAAGGGCAGGGTCGGCAAAAGAATAGCACGCCGGGCAGCAGGCAAGATAACGGGCCGGGGGTTGGGGAGGTTGTTTAAATGAAATTATTTAATGAAATCGAGGCCCATTGTCCAAAGTGTAATCCGAATTATCGTACATGGCGCGTGAAATACATAGAAAGTAGTCCTGCCCAATTATTTTTAGGGGTTGAGACGAAAGCTTTCTCAGAAAGTGTCTTGTGGACGTGTTCCCGATGTGGTTACGAGGATCAGACCTACCCATACGATTACAAAAAGGAGGTTGTTTAAATGAAATGTCACGGAGTCATAAAAACCGAACTTATATGGCACGAAAAAACCGAGAAGCCCGATAAAAATAAACGGTGTCTTGTTTATTCGCAGCAATATAAAAATAGAGATGCGACAATGGTTTTCCGTATTTTAGATAGTCAGTTCATAAGAATATGTTCTGATGTTTCTCTTTGGGCCTATTTGGAGACACCCAAATGATCCTAACCCGCCGAAAATTCCTTCAAAGACTAGGCTACATGATGGCCGGTGGATTGATAGTGCCGTGTGTCCCGAAGGTCTTTTATTCGATACCGAGGCCGATTGTAACACCCAGCACAGAGACCATTCATGGGAAACACGCCATCGTATCTATTCGGATCGATGGTGGTTGGCAAGAGATTATAGGCACCGGTTCATGGAAAATGGAATCAAAAGGAATAAAGGAGTTTATAACCAAATGAAAAAACCAAAAACCAAAATCAAACCACGCGCAACCATCGGCAAGGTCCCAGTATGGTGCGCCCATGACAAGATAGTCCCGTGCGTAGAATTAATAATGAATCCGAAAAACCCGAATACGCACCCGGTAAAACAGATCGAAAAATTAAGCCATATTATATCAAAGCAGGGGTGGCGGTTACCCATAACAGTATCAAACCGGTCGGGTCTTATCGTAAGGGGTCATGGCAGATTAGAAGCAGCTTTCAAGGCGGGCATCAATAAAGCTCCGGTGGATTATCAGGACTATGAGAGCGAGGCGTTGGAACATGCTGACTTAGTGGCCGATAATTATATTGCGGAATTGGCCGTGCGTGATAATGATAAGCTGTCCGAATTATTAAGCGAATTGAAAGTACTTGATATTGATATGGAGTTGACGGCATACGACCTAAACGAAATAGACGAAATAACAAATCCGAATATGGTTGATCCTCCGGGGTCTAGAAACGACGGACCCAAAGAGGTCGAATGTCCGCAATGTGGGGAGATTTTTATTCCATCGAAAGGAGCTGCTATTTGATTAAGCCATATTTTGAGACCGATGCCGGTATAATCTATCAAGGCCATGTCTTGGAGGTATTAAGCGGTATGGAGGCCGAAAGCGTTCACTGTGTCGTGACTTCGCCTCCTTATTGGGGGTTGAGGGATTACGGACTTCCACCGATGATTTGGGGTGGGGATGGGGCGTGTAAGCATGAGTGGGGAGATGAAAGCATAAAAAAATATGTACCCAAAAGAGACCATGATGGCGCAAATGGTTTCAGTGAGACTCGTGGAACCGAACCGGCAAGGGCTGGCTTCAAGACAGAATTGAAACAAGGCCAATTCTGCCAACGCTGCAACGCTTGGCGGGGCTCATTCGGCCTTGAACCGACACCGGACTGCGGAAGGCCGTTTATGGAACTTCGAGATGACCTTACAAAAAAAGAACGAGAGTATGTGATGGATGAATTGAAAAAAGAGGGGTTAATCTGATCGTGGATTTTTTGGTTTTTTCATACCCTTGTGAGCTTTTCGATGGCAACCAATACAAAGAGATGTCCCATTGTCAAGATCATATCGAAGGGCAGGGCGTTCCCAGTAATGAATTTTATGGTGGACTTGCAAGATTATTGTCTCGCCCATGCCATTCCTTACACCGCATTTTTGACAAGTATAACTATCCCTTTCGAGACATTTTGTGCGCCATTCAATATATTCAGGATCTTTATAACGAGCCTGTCTTTCTTTTGAATGACCACCCTTCCACATATGATGCTCAGAACCAGACGCACGAAGTAAGTTTTTTTCACCACCTTTTACAAAAGCATCAATCGCTTTTTGTGTTGGCCTCCTCCCAGTCGAAGTCCCTATTAATGATTTTGAAATCTTTTTCTTTGTTTTTTCTGAACACGGCCTGCCGAGGGTTGTCGGCTTCCCTTTCCGCGATTCAGAAATCTTTCTACGGGCTTCGGGTGATTTGGAAGGGTTGCGAACAGGATCGTTTCGGAATGTTTGGCGACAAGAGACAGAACAAAATACCCTTGATTCGGGCATTCTTTCTGAAAACTCAATACCACATTGCTTACAATATTTTGTTCGTATTCTATAAACCATTTTTATTAAGCTCTAACCCAAGATAGCCATTGGAGGGCAAATGTCAAGTCCTGTTTTACCTGCGTATAAAGTGCCACCACATTTACAGAAATATTTTAGAGTGAAATTGGATAGCTGTTATGTATGCCATTTGGTTGAGATATTCCGGGAGGTTCGGAGGGTGCTTAGGAAGGACGGGACTGTTTGGCTGAATTTTGGGGATAGTTATGTCAACCATTCCCAACCCGGCGGTGGCGATCCCACTATAAAAAAAAGAAATATTGGCAATTCAAAATATACCCCGACAAAGGCTAATGGCCTCAAACCAAAAGACCTTTGCATGATCCCGGCCCGAGTCGCTATTGCCCTTCAAGCCGATGGGTGGTGGTTGCGCCAGGATATAATTGAAGAGGTAGAAGTTTACTGTCCTCACTGTGGTTGGCAACTCGAAGAGAGGATATGGCGGCATGGGCAAGACAGAGAGATAATCTGGAAAAAACCCAATCCTATGCCCGAGAGCGTGACCGACAGGTGCACGAAATCCCATGAATACATTTTCTTGCTTACGAAATCCGCTAAGTATTTTTATGATGCGGAGGCTATAAAAGAGAAAATGAGCCCGAATACCCACAGCAGGGGTAAAAACGGGAAGCCTGCAATGACTATGCAAAAGACAGCTAAAGCGGGGAGCGGTATCAAAAACAACGATTCATTTCAAGCTGCTATGTGCGATTTACCACCAGGGACAAAGCGTAACAAACGCTCAGTCTGGAATGTAGCAACGCACCCGTTTCCAGAAGCCCATTTCGCCACCTTCCCTCCGAAGCTGATAGAGCCTTGTATCTTAGCAGGAACGAGCGAGAAAGGATGCTGTGTGGAGTGCGGGAGTCCTTGGGTTCGAAAAAACGAATATTGTAGCAGCGTGCCGCTCTTGCAACTCGATAAAGTGGAACCACCTATTATAGAATCCAAAACCATCGGCTGGGAGCCAACGTGTTCTCATACGGGTTTTGGAGGCCCGGAATATAAGGGTGTGAAGCAAAAACCCTGCACAGTCCTTGACCCCTTCGGCGGCAGCATGACAACCGCTATCGTCGCTTATAAGCACAACCGGAAATTTATTATGATTGAGTTGTCAGAGGCCTATATTAATGACATTGGGATCCCGAGGATCGAGAAAGAAATTAAGCAGTTGAAGCTATGGAAATAAGCGCATGATCCGAACAACCCAACCGCTTAAACCATTTAACAAGTTCGACCAAATACACCCGGACGTACTGGATTATGCCTCTGAGCGTGGAACAACCATCCACCACGCCTGTCATGTGTACGGCCAGGGGGGTTTTGTTTTAACGAGTCAGTGGCCACCTGATTATCACGGTTTCTTCTACAGTTACATGAACTGGTTTGACAAATACGTTGAGAAAGTCATCGATACTGAGATTGAGCTGATAGATGAAGACTTGGATTTAGTCGGCCACCCGGATCTGCTGTGTATCATTATTGGTGACACCAAGATCACGCTGGTTGATTTGAAAACGCCCTTGGCAGAGAGCTTCACCTGGAAACCGCAGTTATCGTGCTATCGCCACCTGGCAATAAAGAACGGTTACGACATTGGCCGAGTAGGTTCGCTGAGGCTCAAGGGAAACGGGGGCCGGGCAATTTTCAGCGAGTACACCGATTCAGCCGCTGATTTTGCGGCTTACATGAATATGCTGATGATTGAGAAATACAGACTGAGCGGAGGAGGGAAATAAAATGGAACTAAAAATTGAAAGTGAAAAAGTATTGGCATTGGCAAAGAAACGCCCTGGATGGAGGGCTGGTTTGAAGGAACTAATTCCAAAGGCGTTTGAGAGTGATAAATATTTTAATTTATCCTCATTGGGAGACTCTGATGGGTTTCTTTTTTCACTTGACGAGGCCAAAGCTGCCGGTTTCGAGAGTAGGTATTTTTTAAAGGTTGCCCATCTTTTTCCGAGCTCTACAAATTCAGAACTGAACGAAAAGGCGTTTTACCTGGGTGGGCTTGATAATAATTTGGAACTGCGTCCTATTGGTTCTGACTACCTTTTAATCCCAACCCGGAAAGATTAAAGGAGGGAATTAAATGTCGGCAAAAACAATAACACGAATCACAACTGAAGATACAAAGAAAACCTATGAATTTCCGAATGAAGGCAACCCTCAGCTGTGGGCTGTGACGCTTAGTATTGAGGGGATCAGTAGCTACGGGCGGCCAGAATACGGCTCTGAGTGTAAAGAAATAATCCATATCGAGCAAAAAACCCTTGAAAACGCCGGGCTTTTGCCAAAACAAAATGAGAAAAAAGAAGAGCTGCAAGAGGAAACCGCGGAAGATTTGATTTTAAGGCTCCTGGAGCACGTTGGAGTTTATCCGGTTGAGTAAAAAAAGGGGGGAAAATGTCACTAAAGCAAGGAGGGAAATAAGATGATACCAAAATGCGAGTTTGGAGATTGTAAGGGCTTATCGGTCGTCACTATGAGTTTTAACAATCATGGTGTAAACGCTTGCTCAGAACACAAAATTCCAGTCTATGAAATGATTAAGGCCCTCTCAATGGAGTGGACTGAGATGAGGGCCGATCTGGTTCTTAAGTTTTTCAAGGCTGTTGCAAAAGGAGGGAAATGACATGCCGATCGATTTTAAACCGAAGACCGAGGTGTTTAAAACCAGAAAGGAAGCAACAGAGTTCGCTGAAAGACACTACGCACCATCCCCTGTGGTCATAAACCCATTCGACATCGAAGCAGCCAAGTCCGAGCTATCCAAGTATGAGGAAAAAATTAAAGGGATGCTGACTGAGGCCCAGGCGTTTGAGATCACCGATGAGGCGTCAAACAGCAAGGCCGTGGAGATGGGTCTGCAGGCCAAAAAACTGTCGAAACGGGTCAAAGAGGACGGGGCGGACAGAACGAAGAAGCATCGCCTTTACACCGGAGCAGTGAAAAACCTCGTGCGGGTCTATACCGACATGTTGGACTCAATCGAAAGTGATTTGAAAGGGAAGTTCCGTGAATACTCTCGCATAAAGGAAATGAAGCGGAGAGAGGACGATCTTAAGGTCAAGGAAGCTGCCCGAGCGTTGCAAGATAGAGTCAACCGGGAAGCGAAGAAAAAGAATATTGACCCGATTCTCATACCAGAACCCGTTTTGCCTCAAAAACAGGCTCCGACCAGAACGGAAGAGGGCTCGGGGAGTATGAAAAAGGTTTGGACTTGGGATAAGAATGAAGAGGAAATCGATTTCGACAAAGTACCGGATGAGTACAAAATCCTGAACGGTCCGGCGATAAACACGGCAATCAAGGCGGCCGTGCGAAACATCCCCGGTATCAGGATTTATCAGGACGATGTACCGGTTTGGAGGGGGTAGTCTTGCTTCTGTTAAAATATAGAAAAACCGTGCAAGCGACCCGCAATTATATAATTATCACCGCTTGAAAATGATTGCGGGTGCTGCGGCAACGTCGACACGTTGGTCACTGTCAATGAAGTATGGCGCCTTACATTGGCACACAGTAAACATGCTGCGGAGCAAGAGACAGGGTTCAGGGGCAAGACAACTTCTTATCTAATATTAACAACCATAAAACCGAACAAGGAGGAAACTAAAATGCCAAAACTTCACGAAGTATTAGCTGTGGAATCAGAATTAGAGGGCGCTCACAAGATTGCCCTGGAGAACACAAAAGCGGAATTTATAAAACAGGTCGGCCTGTTCCTTGGGTTTCACAAGCGAACTGAAATGTTTGACGAGGACGCCCCGGAAGCTCCGCATGAGCATAGCGAAATGACGAAGACCGTCTATGAGTCACTTGCCGTGCAAAGAGAACACGCTGTGCGGTATCTCGATGCGGTTTTGCAGAAAGAGAGAACAAATCAGGAGGCAAGGGCTGACATCCTTATTGATGGGACCGCGATCGCAAAGGATGTCCCGGCAACATTTTTACTTGGCCTGGAAACCAAATTGAGGGCGATCCTGAGCGTGTATGAGGCCGCCCCCACCTTGGCGCCTGGTTATAAATGGGAGCCTGATAAAAACCGGGGCGAACACGTTTGGGCTGTTGTGGATGATGAAGTAGTGTTCAAAACCGAGAAGATCTTCAAGGCCCAGGTGTTATATGAAGCAACAAAAGAACATCCGGCCCAAGTAAAGGAAATCCCCGAGACTAAAAATGTCGGAAGAAAAATCAAAGAAGTCTGGGTAGGCCTGATAAGTACGGCAGAGAAGAATATTCTGGTAGGCCGGATAAGAAAGCTGCTCCGGGCCGTAAAGCAGGCTCGACAGCGGGCCAATTCGACAGAGGTTGTGGACACTTCTATTGGTGAAGAACTGTTCACTTATATTCATGGATAAAGTGTGGGGAAGCGGTAGAAGTATACCTTATAGAACTTTGACCGCCAACGAGGATAATGCGGCGGGGTTCCGAATCGCCTCCGAAGCTCAGTGCTTTGGAATAAGTCGTTGTAAGGTCCTCAGACACTGCTTCCCCGCTTAGTTTGGTCCAGTGGCGGAATTGACAAGCTGGCACCTCATAGAATTACCGTGGGCTTGTCATTGGTAGACGCGAATAATAAAAAAGATCTGGAAGCCTGTTTGCGAGTCGGTTCGATTCCGTACATAGATCATGGTTGTATAGGAGCAGGCATTTGCAGGTTCGAATCCTGCCTGGACCAACATATCTTGTACTCAAGAAATGTCGCATCTTGTTCACAGGTAAATCAATGCGGCGCTTAATTACTTGATAATAACAATTTAGGGCCAGCTTTAGCTTCAGCATTAGCTTAATAAATGGCATTACATAAATGCCAAAATCAAACTCATCGTATTGCCCTACAGCTTCAGGCAATGTTCTTTTTCACTAACTGGCGTGTGATTCAATGACTGTAATCCGGGTTCGAATCCTGGTCTCTCCGCCATTCAGAAACACCATATGGGGAGATCGTCTAATGGCAGGACGCAGATCACTAAAACTGAGATCATGCGTACAGCGAAAGAAAAGAATAGCCACCAATTCTGTATATAGCTCAATTGGTAGAGCATCAGATTTGTAATCTGACTGTCGTTGGTTCAATTCCAACTATACAAACGATCGGGGAGTGTCGGAAGGCAATCCGACATTCCCCACTTTCCTAAAAAAATCAAAGGAGGACAATCACATGACACATAGTTTACCGGCAAAAGCAGAAAAAGAAATGTCCTACACAATGGCCAACGGGGACGAAATGAGGCTCACTATTTCCATGGTGAAAAATTATCTGGTCCAGGGAAAATCGGAATATGTGACCGACCCAGAGGCGATCATGTTTATGGCCGAATGTAAGGCCCGCCGGCTGGACCCATTCCGTAAGGAGTGCTGGCTCATTAAATATAGTCGGACAGGTAACGCAGCTATTGTGGAAAGCATACACCACAAAAGGGCCAAAGCAAGAGCCCAGGCTGACTGTAAGGGATGGTCAAAGGGTCTGATTCTGATAGATAAAAAAGGACAGACAAAACGCTCAAAGGGTTTGGTTTTAGAAGGCGAGACGCTTGTCGGCGCTTACTTTGAGGCCACTCCAGACGGCTGGATCGTGCCCTACGAGCTTGAAATCAACCTCACCGGATACATCGGGAAAACGCAGGAGGGCTCGGCAACAGCATTTTGGAAACCAGAAAAACAGCCGTCACAGATTATGAAGGTCGTCGAGAGCCAGGGGCTTTCTGCGCTATGGGGCGGAGCTATCGGAACCGCTTATATACCGGAAGAGCTGCCAGAACCCATCGATTTTGAACTCAGTAAAGACGGAATATATGAAGAAGGGCAAGTCGGACACACACCCGAGGAGTTTGATCGGCTTGTGTCGGAAAAGATTAACTACCCGCCGGATCCCGCTCTTGACAAATACCTGAAAGAATTAGCGGCGGCGCAAACCCCTCCGATGTCCGTCGAACAGTTCAAAGCCGAGGGCGTTGCTCAATTTGAGGAGCTTTGGGCTCATTTCGAAGCATGGAGCAAGCTAACGCCTCCCAAAGATAAAACGGGAAAAGCCAAAAAGGAGGAAATGATTATTTATGGAGGGCCGTGGGATCAGCCGAAATGGTGGAAAACCCGAAAAGGTGACGGACTCACTTCAGGATTCGCAAAGTTTGTTTCTGACAACCTTGACACGTTCAAGGATGCTCCTGTTCCGCTCCAGGCCAAAGCGATTAAAAAGTGGGGCGGTTTTTACCCAGACAAGCCATTCCCTGTGGCCGAGGTTGCTGGGCCGTCCGAGAAAAAGGGGGACTTGGTTGATGCCGAGTTCGTGGATCCTGATAAGCCGTCTCTTGCCCCCGAATTTGTAGGACTCGCAAAAGCCAGGGAGAATCTTGGTGAAGATGTTTACGCGCAGGCTTGTGAAACCGTATTTGCGGTGGCAGGCGAATATCCTGACAGTCCGGACGAGGCAAAAAGTGTTGAGGTCGAAATGAATCGGATTGCGGAGGGGAGCTGAAAACTATTATGGGAGTGGCGGAATTGACAAGCCGAGGAGCGGTAGGAGGTGATGAGGTGAGAGCTTCCTTCCTTTGGTCGCGTTTCTCACCGTGTAGGCTTGTCATTGGATAGACGCTATAGTGGAAGAGAGATACTACCCAAGTCTGATCTTGGTATAGTCACATAATGCTCTCGTGCAGGTTCGAATCCTGCCTCCCATAATTTTGTAAAGATAAGGGGAAACCGTAATGAAAACCGCTGAGGCGCTATATGAGGCTATTGAGGCTGTCTCGGACTTGGTAGCGGCCATGACTTGGGATATGCGCGACCCTGACATAACACCAATGGGTATGCAATGGGTGGTACTTAATATGCACACTGTGGATGAAGCCGACAAGCTGCTGGAGGGCTTAAGAGACTCGTTTAACGAGTTTGTTGAAGAATAGTGAGACAATGCGAAACATGCGGATACCCTATCCCGGTTGAGGCGCCGAATCGTCAGAAATATTGCCTGCTTTGCGCGGAAGACGCCTTTAAAGAGTCGCAAAAAAGGTATTATAAGCGCAAGCAAGCCGCTGAAAGGAAAAGAAGGATTGAAGCGGGGCTTCCAATTGGGAAATTAGACCACGGATATTACGCTCAATCGCTTGTTGAAATCGGCGTTCATTTTGGTTTCTCATCCGAGAGAGCGAGGCAAATTTGCTCTCAGGCAATGAATAAATTCAAACGAAGGTATGCTTTAATATACGGCGAATACCGATAAGCGGATTAGATGTGGCGAAAACACCCGACTTTAATTTTTGTGCAAAAGATTGGCTCGGAGATACAAGATTGAGGATGGCAAGCCCATCGACAAGGGGTATATGGATAGACCTTTTGTGCTTTATGTGGGACCTGAATCCTAAAGGAGAGATATCTGCATCGAGCGAGGACATCTGCAAAATGACCGGAGCGAGCTTAGAGGAGTTTAAGCGGTTTTCAGACGAAGCCCAGAAATATAATTTTTGTGACTTTAGTGTTACGGATAACGGCTTGTCACAAATCCGTAACAGAAGAATGTATAGGAACGATATAAAGAGAAAGAACAGTAAGTTGCGTCAGCGTCGACATAGGGCAAAAGGGGGAAAAAACGGGGGTGTCACGCTTAAGTCACAGAGAGGGTCACAATGCCCCCACCAAAACATAATTGAGCTATATCACGAAAAGTTACCAGAGGCCCCGATAGTCACAACGTGGCCCGAATCTTTACAAAAGTTCACGAGGGCACGGTGGCAAACCAAAGGACAGGATTCTATAGAATTTTGGGAGAAGTATTTTGATTATGTCTCACACAGCAAATGGCTCACTGGGCAGGTGAAGGATTGGTGTGCAGATTTGGAATGGCTGGTGAGGCCAACGAACTTCAATAAGGTTTTAAACGGGCGTTACCATAGGAACATGGCAAGAATCTACAACAATATGGAAGGCTGGATCGATGCGCAACAAAATTGATGAAACCAAAATTGCAGAAGCGTTTACCGTTCTATGTGAGCTACATGAGCGGCAGATGCCACCGGTCGTATCTAAGCTGTATATCGAAGTGTTGAAAGAATTCAGCGCCGAGCAGATCACCATGGCCATCAGCCGGTCGATTCAAGAATTAAAATGGTTTCCTAAGCCTGCGGAGTTGATCGAGTTCATCAATGGGCCCACACCACAAATCGAGGACGTAGCAGAGATTCAGGCCGCTGAGGTGATTCGGCAAATAAGCCCTGTAGGGTACTATGGCTGCCCAGTGTTCTCAGACCCCATAACGGACAGGTTGTTTCAGGGCCGGTTTAGATGGCAATCGGTATGTAGCTTGGCTGAATCAGAGCTAAGGTGGTTCGTGAGGGAATTTAAAGAGGCTTACCGGGCGTACAATGTCGTAGTCGAAACTCCACGACTTGAAGCACCCGTAGAGCTGAAGAAGCTTTCGGAAAATATCGGAAGGCTGATTAATTAAAGGAGAATAACATGGAATGGCAATCATTTTTCATCGGGATGGGTGCGATGTTTGGATTAATTCTGGTGGTATTTTTTTTAGTGCCGGGCCGCAAGAACAAGGAGGCGGAAACAGACATGGCGGTATTACACGGTTTTTGGAGGGAAAATATCCGGATAAGCCTTGAAAACCAAGAGCATTTTACATCTATTGCTAGCTCTTTGGGTGCAATAGCCTTTCTGCAGGCTCATCCAGGTGAGATAGAATGACCCCCACACAGCGCACACTAGCCCGGCTCAAGAAAGACGGTATGACCTGCGGTATCGTTGAGAAGTGGATTCAGTTCGGTCCTAACCACCCTATGCGTCGACCCGGCTTTTCTATGCCTGGCATAAGAAAGGATTTTCTGGATATTATAGATATAATAGCTTTTAACGATACCGAAACCTGGGGAGTTCAGAGCTGCGCCGGATCCGGGTTTGCCGCTCATTGGAGAAAGCTGACTGTCGATAGGGTGGAAGAAAGCCAAGGTTGGGTAGCCTGCCCGAGCCGGAGACTGTTTATTTACGCTTGGCGGAAGCTGAAAGTCAAGAGGGGCGGTAAGGCTATGCGATGGGAAGCACGAATTGAGGAGATAAATAGAGGGGGTGAGAGATGAACCTGTATCTTCAAGTATTCGGTAATGTTTCACTTCGAGATATTGATTTATTTAAAAAGCGACAGAGTGATCCTGATATCACATATGAAACACTGGCAGAATTCTATGGTCTGCCACGTCAACGAGCATATCAAATAGTTTCTCGAATCGAAAATAAAATTAATGAATTTGTTGCTTTACTCAAAAAGCGACAAACTGAAAGAGCCGAAAGCATGGTAAAGTTTTATACCGAGAAACTTAAGAACATTTAGGAGATAAGCAGTCAGTATAAACATAAACCACAAAAGGGAGGAATTATCATGGGAAAAGTAGAGAAAATCACAAAACAGAACGTGTTCCAAGAGGCAGAGGCAGAGGTTGCAAAAGAATTAACAGACAAATTTAAGCGGTCTCTAAAGCAAAAACTCCATGAAAAAGCCAAGGCTCAACAGCTCCTAAAGAACATTGACCGGGAGATTAAAGAGCTAAAGCTGGAAATCAGTCATGAACTTGGGGAATAGCGAACCAAGGATATTGTCTCAACCGATACAATTACACTGGGCAGGGTGGAGGTCTGATACTTTCACCCTGCAAAGGGCTGGATGGCAGTTAGCGGCGGATCAAAATATAGAGCTAGAATATTTAAGGCTTTTTTTGAATCATCCTACTCTGCGTCTTTCTGGTACTTCTGCGCTTAGAAAGTTTGACTTTTTTCGTATGAAGGATCTTTCCCAAAGAGATTTTATCAGGAGCTTAGATCTATCAGTCCAATTAGCCTCTGAATATAGAATCTCGGAGGAATCGGTTTCTATGGTTATGCCTATTGACGCAAAACCTACATACACGGAAATTGAAATGCAAAGTTTAGAAGATGCCAAGTTTTTCCGAACCATAAACACAGACATCCAGCAGGTAACGCTTGAAAAGGCAACATTGGCGGAGGTTTTAGATTTTGCATTGCAGAAGCAAAAACCACGGCAGGATGAGATCCGGCGCGAACTGCTAAAGCGTGACCACTTAGAGGCGATTAAAAGGGATTCGGAGTTGAGGGCGGAGCTGAGGCTAGTGGCATGAATAGCCAGATTGAGACTTGCGATTCTACATGGAATCCTATCACCGGTTGCAACCACGCCTGTGGCTATTGTTATGCGAAACGGATGGCAAAACGTTTAGCGGGCAGGTATGGCTATCCGAAAATCAATCCCTTTACACCCACGTTTCATCGGGACCGGTTGATCCAACCAATGCTGTGGAAAAAATCAAGAAAAATATTTGTGTGCAGCATGGGAGATTTGTGGGGTCGGTGGGTGAGCAAGCATGACATTGACATCGTATTGTTTCGTTGTGCCACTCTACCCCGCCACGTCTTTCAATTTCTCACAAAGAACCCAGTGCGGTATCGTGATTTTAACCGCGTCCCAAACGCCTGGTACGGCACAACGATTGATGGCCTGCCCTTTACCGAGGGTAACCTAGAAAAGCTCGTACACAGCACCATGGGCGCCAAGGTTCGCTTCATATCATTTGAGCCGTTATTGACTGAACTCCACCCGAATCTTTATGATATTGACTGGATTATCATCGGGGCCGATTCAAGCCGGGGTGCAAAGAAACCGCCTAAAGAATGGGCAGATATTCTGATTGATTATGCAAGGGGAACGAATACGGCGGTTTGGATGAAGGACAATTATGGATATGGTGTAAAAATAAAGGAGTGGCCGAAATGAAATACGCAGATTTAACACTAGATCAACGGATAGGATTAAAGGGTGAATTTGCAACAAATCCAGAATGTGTAAATTATAAGGCAGTGATGCTTTTGTGGGGGTTTGTTATTGCAATCGATTTTTTTTAAATGATGACATTTCAATTTTAACCGAATAGCAAGAAAATCAAGGAATGGCCTAAAAACCGTGAATTATCCAAACTTTAGAGGATTTCGGACTAGCCAGAGGCCGGAGAAGCGATGAACTCGGAGAGGTGAAGGGGGAAGTATGAAGGAAAAACGGCCTATAATTACGTTTGCCTGGGTAGCAGGGGCGCCGGTCAATAACAAGTTTTGTGTGTTAAGTTTGATTTTATTCGGATATGGTGTGCTTGTTACATTTGATAGGCCAGGTAAAAAAGAGACAAATCCTGGTCATTTGGAGGGAAAACCAAACTTCATAGATAAGGAATCAAAATTCTTCTCAAGGAATTGAAAAGCCCGGCGGTTAACCGGGCTCTTTCCTACCACGTTTTTTTAAGTCACCATTTTTCTGCCCCCTGTTTTTTTAGTCCCTTCCAGATCAATTAAGGAAAATAATTTATAACTCCTTATCATAAAAACCTAGGGTTGTCAACAACATTCCTTCCTAATATCTCCTGGATATCATCATCTCGGGGGAGAATCCAAATAAGCTCTATTTCAGTATCGGTTAAGTCTGGATTTTCTTTTAAGAGGAGTTGGAGATATAAACCCCTTTTTAACTTTTTGATCGTTTCCACCTTTCAACCTCCTATTTCCTCCAACTCGTTAAAATCAATCGGGTCAGCCTCCGGTAAGCAGCCAACCTTGAAAGCATACCGCAACCCCTCCAGCGCGGCAAGCTCAATCTTTATCTCAGAATCACTCAGAGCTTCTCTGCCTGTGTTTTGGCACGTTGGACAGGGTCTTAACCGCCACCGACCAGGCAAGCTGCCTATTCCCCGACAGTGGGTACAAGGGACAAGGTGGCTGATTAACTCCCGGAGATTTTGTGCGGATTCGTTGAAGTCCACTTTTACCCCTCCTTTTTTTCATACCATTCTGGTAAAACTTCTTTCCAGTCAACCAAACCTCCTTGACAGCAAAGCTGTACGCGCATTGGTAGAGACTGAAAAAAAGTCTGAAATTCATCTTCTGGCATTTCTTCAAGCGTTCTTAGGGTGTCCATTTTTACCCCTCCTTTAGGGTCCTGCCCCCCGTAATAGTGTATTTTCCCTTTCCGCTTTTAAGATCCTCAATCATTTTATCCAGCATTTCTACTCCTTTACCTATGCCCATTAAAAACATGGAATTCACCACTGAGTTGATATAATCTTGCAGCGACGGATAATTGTTTTTTTCGGTAGTTTCGTACACAACTTTTAATATTTCTGATATTTTCTCTGGCATCTTTAGTTCAACGAGGATTTTTTGATCTGCTCTAGCATAATCCATCGGTTCGCAAGAAGAGAAAATCGATGCCGCTTGACATATGAGAGATTCTGTAATGTATTTCCGTTTTTCTTCCTTCGTGAAAGATTCAAAGTCCTTATGCTTAATTAATACCCCTTTCATTTTTTTACCCTCCTTCTGGGAGCGCCTTGGCGCCTCCCTTGTTCGTTATCAGTTAAATCAGATCGGAATAACCCGCAGTCCGCGGGAAAAAGTTCGGATTTTTATCACCATTGCGATCCCTGATCCCATTCAGGTCGTGCATCAGCGTACTGGCAATTGTTGGCACTGTCTTTTTGCCCGCAGTCGAATAGCCAATATATGCTTGCATGTCCTCAATCTCGCTCGGCCGGCACAGGCCCAGGCATACGTCGACGTGCACCCGGATCCGGTCCAGGTCGATTGTCATTACCGCCTGGGAGCGTTTCAAGATACTTTCAAACGCGCCTATAATTGACTGTTTGATCTCATTTTGGCTGCTGTGCTCATTTGCCTCCTTTTCGGTGAAATCGTCGCTGGCCATGTCATGTATTATTTCTTCGGCGCGCTCGTTTAAGTCTTCTATGTGTGCTGGGTCAATGTCTTTATCGTCATCCCTCCACCAACGATATGTTATCTCTGTTTTTCTTTCTAATTGTTTCATCTCAATTACCTCCAGTTAATGATTTAAAGTTGCTCTAACTTTACAGGAGCGCACGGTCACTCGGCCCCGGTTTTTTTTTGATTAGGTCTGCCCCTAATTCAGTCAGTCGGCCAGACATTCCACCCCATTTGGTTTCAATTAGATTTGCTTTTTCGGTACATGTGATAGTAGCTTTGTCATATACAGATAATCCATATCTTTCTAACTGCAGTGGTGAAAAAGAGGGAAAATATACCCAACCGTTTCTTTCTTTCGTCCCGTAATCGTTAATCAGGTTTAATAACGCTAATCGTTTTTTAGATGGTTTTCTCATTAGTTAATTATAATATAATGATGATCCTTAATAACATTTGTCATATTATAAGGCATAGGGTTGATTTTTATGGTGTGATTTTCTCCTTGATACGTACAATGATTTGATAGGAATGCTTCTATTTTGTCAATTGGTTTAAGATTGACAAAACAAGGATAGTGCTCTCCGTGTTGCTTTTTATAAACTACAATCTTCATAATCGCCCCCCTTTTTTTGATTGTTGTTTCCCGTTAATTGTTGCCCTGATTCTACAGGAGCATTTTACGCATGTCAAGTTCAATTACGCCCTGTGGGTGTTAAATATCCCTTTTTAACATCAACGCTAAGCGTTCATTCAACGCCCATAAACTCACTAAATAACACAATTTACAACCGTTCCGAAATAAATATGTAGATATTCTATCTGCTAAGTTTAGCTATTTTCATTGATTTACGTCTGTTTCTTACAACCTGCGGGCGTAGAATAGGGATAAAATGAGAGTTTTCTTGATTTTTTTGCGTTTTTTGCTTGACAGGATTGTGGGATTTGGTAGAGGATTGGGCTTTAACGAAGCAGCCATTTTTAAATCCGCTGCTGACAATCGTTATGAGCGCTCATAACCGACATCATCATGCCGAACACAGACCCCCAGGCTGAAACAGGGGCACCGCCTGACTCAGCGGTACAATAAGATCGAGTTGGTAGATATTCCCGCCCTGTCCTGATACTGGAAATGGTATCGGGAGGCCGGAGAAGGAAACGACTGCCAACGGTATGACAGTCTATGCGATTACGGCAGGCCTACCCGCATTATTCCCGATCCCGCCCCTGTCACGTAGCTGTGATATAGCTACTATGTAGCTACATTATAGCCATGTTTTTCGGCAGGGGGGATAACTGCGCCCAATTGTATTCAATAGAAAAGCCTCTCTAGTGTTTACACTCGAGGGGCGCAAAGGGTTGTCGCAATGCCAGTAAAAAAGCCGTTTTGCATATCATGGGTTAACTCGAGAGGCGAAACTCACTCCGGCCCGAAACTCCAGACACAACCAGCATTCAACGATTTCCTCCACGACCTCACCGCCGACGCAATAGATAAGCTCGAAAAACCCAGATCTAAAACACGCAAGGAAGCCCAGGCCCTGGCGGATACCATGAACACCTCACCCGAATTCAATAATAAATCACATATTGTTGTGGTTTTTTATTCACATACTAGAGGGCGTGAGCCCGACTCGATGCGGACAGCCAACCGGGCAAGCAAGTTGCCTGCACCTCAAGGCAACGTAGCGCAAGGACAAATGACAAGTCCGATTTTCCCTACACAGACCGAGCTCAAACGCCTGAAAGCTCAGGGAGCACAAACCGAATGACAATAACGCTTAACCCCGTAGTAACCTCAACCCAAACCCAGACGCCAAACGAAATCATCACTCCTGCGGACTCTCAGGGTGTTAAATTATCAATACATCTTCCTAAAACACAAAAAAACTCTAAAAATGGCGGTAAGCGCAATCTTCAGTTGAAAAAAGTTGATCTGGTCGAGGCCTGCAAGATGAGATTCACAGACCGTAAAACACTCGCAGAGATCGGTAATTACTTTGAAGTTAGCCCACAAGCCATTGACCAAGCATTACAAAAATTTATAAAGATCTTTGGTGATCCCGTAGAAATAAAGATTTTCAACGATAACAGAGCTGCTGCATGGACCAATATGGAGAGGATCGGCGTTGACACTGTGGTTGATAAAAAAGGCGATCTGTCGGTATCCGAGGGGATAAAATTATCGAAAGAAGCTCATGGGGTCGGACGGTTAGAAGCCGACAAGTCAACATCAAACATTGCTTTCCTCAACATGACACCGGAAGATTTGGCTGCACTTGGCAAGTTCACGGGGGATAGCAACCGGAAAGCTCTCAAAGATGCGTATGATGCGGAAGTGGCAGGATCGGTGATAGCAGACGATTTAGATGCGGAGTAGTAAACCGTTTATCTCTTATATGCTTCAATATACTTCAATATACTACGATATTCTGATTCGTGTTACATAATGTGAATACATTGTAGCTATACTATAGCTTGTGGAAGTTTACAGATTATACGTTATCGGACGTTGGATATTACAGCACACACAGCAGCAGGCAGCGGCACAGAGAGAGCGGCCAAGCGCCAGCGCCAGGGAGAGGCAGGGGGGAGAGCATAGCCCCCCCCTACCCCCTCGAAAAGCATGCTTTGATTTTGGTATATATAAGGAGGGGGCATGCCATGGGCACGGGGGTGTTCACCTGTATATATATCTACCTGTCGATATAAATCATATTTTATAGAGAGCCAATGACGGACAGTGATCGTATAAAAAAGATTATAAGAGAATACGGGCTCCCACGAAAACCCTGTGGTTGCGCGACAGAGTTCTCAGTTTATGCGCTTTATGAGGACGAACCCTGCGCTAAGTGTGAAAAAGAAGATAAGGAATAGATCCCTGTCGATACGAATCATTTAGGAGGGGTTAAGATGGATATACTGTATACAAATGAGAATTTATTAGTACTTTTATTAGGCACTTATGGTGCCGGTGTTTTCACGGTTATTTTTATAGTGGAGTGGGTGAAGGCTAAAATACGACGTGACACTCGGGCGTCAGCAGGGCGATTTTTTAAACACCCGAACCAATTTTAGGAGGGTAAAATATGATTCCGTCAGAACTGGTGTTGGTAATCGCCGTACTTTTTGGTTCTATGATGGCAGGAGCGGGCGTCACAGTTATGGTATATGCAATTTATATGTTGCTTAAATATTACAGTGGCCCGGCATAGGCGTTTATATAGGTTGGAAAAGCCGGATGGTTTTGAGCCGGAACAGTATAAAGTTTTATAGTTTGGGTAATAGGAGGGTAAATGGGTTTCTTTAGCAGGTTAAACGACTTTGTTGTTCACGGATCTTTCAAAAAGATAGATTGGCCAGAGCATGGTCAGTGGAAATCAAAGTACTTGAATCCACCTAATATTCAGAAAACTTATATCAAGACTTTGCAGGATATGAGTAATCGTGGCGAGGAATTACGTTTAGGAAGCTGTGTTTATCGAATTGAGGACTTCGTGTCTCTTGAAGAGATATTCGAGTTATTTAATGAGTGGCAAAAGGGAAAATGAAAACTTAGGAGGGAACCATGCCCTTTATTATATTTATAGCAATTCTTGTCATTCTTTACGCTTTCTTCCCCGAGGAGGCTGCAGAATTAAGGGAGCTGATCGTTGATATCGGGGCTGAGATAATTTCAATGGTAGAGGATATGGTTGATAAAACCAACAGGCCGCCAATGTGAAAACGTACATCAAATATAATGGGGGTGGATTTATCGAAAAAACCGATCGCCGTCCTGGAGGGAGCAAATTGGTTTATGATAGAAAGACAAAGGCCATTCGGAAGGTAACGATAAACCGATTTGAGAGGTTGCTTTGGTGGGCAACACATTATAAAAGGGTTATTCTACACCTTAGAAAGGGGGGGTAATTGATTCAATGGCTTTTGTATATCGCGCTCTTCTTTTATTGTATGGTTGATTTTTATCAAACCAAGCTGCTTTTGGAATTAGGGGCGTATGAGATGAACCCTTTATTGCGGTGGATGGCTGGTATAACCGGGACGTGGTTTTCGGTAGCGATATTTAAGGTAGGACTTTTAACAGTGTTGGGTGTATTTTTATTAAAGAGGAATAGGAGGGTAGATGATATTATACCACGAGGTACCTGAGAAATGTGAAAAGTGCGGGTTTGGGTCACCCACTAATAAGAGGTGGTATACGGATGTATTTTTTGGGGAGGAGCCGCTGGGTGAGGAAAAGCTCATCTGGAAATGCGCCCGATGCGGTTTTAAACTAGAGACCCACACTAAAGATTATATAAAAAAAGGAGGGTAACAAATGAAGACATTTAATACTGTTTGTTTAGAGCTTTCAGAGACCCCGTGCCCGAAGTGTGGTCATTCTGGTACGAGAAAAGAATATCACAATCAAACTGTTTCTGACGGTATGGCTTCAATTTGGTGGATTTGCGCTGAGTGTGGGTGTTTAAGGGATGATAGTCACACGAGGGATTATAAACCCGATGCAGGAGGGTAAAATGAATGGGAACGAGGAAGTGCCGATAGGTTATAGCAACAGGGACAAGCTACGGGACCAAGCTGATCGATTAGAAAAACTGGAAGCGGATTTAAGCAATGTGCGTGAGAGGCTGGATGAGATGGAGAAGAAGCTTACTCATTATCCACCACCGATCGATCCAGGGTTTATGCCCGGGCACACATGGTAAGGATACTCCCTATATATTGGTTTGGGCTTTGTTTTTGCAGGAGGGTGAGTGATAAGGGATGAAACGCCGCTTATTAAAAAAGATAGCCAAAAAATACGGTGATTCTTGGTGGGAGCGGGTGGAAGAGGTTATAAAGGATAGCCCTGTAATTTCTTATTACTGGCGGCCGCCTAAGCGGTGGGATACTAAGAGAATGCAGGACGAGTTTCACCGGCAACGCCGGGATAGATATTCTGGGGTTTATGTCTACAAAGTATTAATAGAACCGGGGGATTTGCCCATAAACTGATTTTAGGAGGGGGAATGAAATACGAGGTCTTTGCTGAGTATTCGGACTATGCGGGTAAGTTATCTTTTTATATTTTTGAGATCCGGGCTGATGGACAGCGGGCGCTTTTCGAGAGCTTAAGCGATGAGCCCGTATTGCGTGTTATTAAAGATGGAGTGGCAATAGACACACCTACCTTTACACTGCGCCAGTGGACAGCAAAGCCTTTTATGCAGGAAATGGCGAATCTGCTAAAGAGATTGGGTATTCATGCCGAGGGCGAGCCGGTGTTGGAGAACGAGTTGACTGCTGTTAAATATCATTTAGAGGATTTCAGACAGTTGGTGTTTAAAGGGAGGGTAAAATGAGACCAAATGAAATGAGCGATTTTATTTCTAAAGTTCTTTTAGAGATTTTTGAGGGGTTAAATAAATCAGGCGCTGCTCTAAGGCCACTGGAGGGTGCGAAAATTTATGTCGAGTTTACATTGCCGGTGGCGCTTGATGATAATCACTGTGGGTGCCCAGTTAGATTTACGGTTCCTGTGATTTTTCAGCATGGGGAGGAGGGGAAATGAGCGAATGGAAAGAGTTTTTTGAGAGACGGCATGAGGGTTGGGAAGAGGCATATAAGGCTTTCTTTGCTCGTAATAAGGCTGAGGCCAAGGGGGAGTTGACGGAGATATTCGGACCGTTGCATTGTCAGTGTCCTTATCCATACGAAAAAACTACGGACAATGGAATCTGTAGGTTTTTAGGTGATACTGACGTTTGTACCCACCCATCAAACAAACCACCGGAGCCTGAGTGTAAGCACCGTGTATATGATTATTTTTCAGACGTTTGGCTTTATTTTAAGGACAGAGGCGACAAACGCTGTCGGAACTGTGGCGAAAAGCTGAGCTAGCATCAAACGAAAGAGGTGTGTGGCCAAAATGAGAGAAGAAGAAAGAGCAGCGGTTGAATTTCATTTTTATCAAATCATAACCGTTTCGGCAACCGCGCCGCCATCACAATATGATAATCACGGCGGCTGGTTTCCGTATAAGGTTAAAACCGGAGCATAAATGATCTGCCACCTATGTGGAGGGACTGATATTTATATTGGGGCGAGGCGGTTTGGCCCGTTCTTACAGGCTCCGTTACTGTGTCTGAGCGATGATTGTCTTGATATAAGCGTGCAGGCTGTTGGTTATCTTCATGGTATACCATTTTGGCCTTTGAGGTGGTCAAGGGAAGTTTAAGGAGGGGGAATGACGCTTTGGGTTATCGGAGCTTTATTTACACTTGGGTTTGTTTTTGATGCCAAGCCGAAACCGAGTGTTTGGAAATTCTTGGCTGTTGTCGCAATATGGCCCATTGCACTTGGTGTAATGTTAAGGTCTGCTTTTGAACAGGGAATTGAGCTTTCGGTGAAAGCCAAGGAGGGAAAAAATGAGTCAAAAGAAAGTGAAAAGCCGGATAATTCTACCGGGTAGTGGGGAGGCAGTCGGCCCAGGAAGAATCAACCCTCCCCGGGAATTTGACCTCACCAATGCCGCGGTGTTGGAGTTAAAGAATGCGGAATGTTCGAAGTGCGGCGGGACTTTGTTTCAGCCGTGCATGACAATGAAGAAGTGTCCGGGGGTTCATCCGGGTAATTTAATGAGCAAGAATAAGCTGATACCGGTCTCGACTTATTACTGTTTGAATGCGACCTGTGGTGCTGAGCTTGGGGAAGAGGAGGCTGAGGGGTGTTTTGAATAAGGCTGAAGATAAATTAAAAATTTATAACGATACGTTTATATTAGATCAGACTCCTAAGCACAAGCAACTTACCGTCGTTGACATAGATAAGGCGGTGGAGCGGATGAAAAAAAACGGAATGGCGCCGATTATGATTGACGGGAAGGCATATTATAAAATTATTAGACGTTATGATTATTGCCATGTGTTCTTAGGGGAGTGATTGAAATGAATAGACGATCATTCATAAAGCGGGCGGCCGCTCTGTTAGGGCTGGCTTTTGTGGTTCCTAAAGCCTTAATTCCGTCAGATGTGGCGGTTTCGGCCGGTAGGGGGAGGAAAAACCCGATCTTTACTGGGGAGATAGGTCGGTATGAGGGCGTGAATGTCTGGGATTTTAGCACTAACGACTCAAAAGCCGTTAAGATTTGGTCTAAAACGATTTGGAAAGACGCACTGGAAGAGTCTTATTTCTCAAAACTAAATAAATAACAAACAAAACCCGTAGGGGTAGCTCTCTTGCGGATTTAGAGAATAGAAAGGGCGCTGGTGAGAGCTCACCCTCTTAGCATGCGCCCTTTTCTATTTTAGGAGGGGGTAATGGATAAACTGAAATCCCAAATTTATACCATGAACAGGATGATTGCTAGTTTACTTAGGACGCAGAAAGAATTTAATGAACTTAGAAAGGTTGTTTTGAGTGTACCCCCTAAAACTTCCGGTTATAGAAAAGTAGAGTTGTTGAAAATATTAAGACTGAGAAAAACCAGGGAATATAGAAAGGGTATAATCCAGTGTGCTGTGACGTTTGGTATTATAGATAACAGTGAATGGAGACAGTTATTTGATGAAGTTTCAAAGGGCGCTCCATTAAGTGATTTATAACCGACTTTTTCTATTTATTAGAGGGAAAGAAAAATGATTAAATCAATCAATACTGATATTGAGGGCGAGCTAACGATAGAAAAAATCAAGACACTATACGATGCGTGTATGGAGTGTATTTTTGATGCGATTGATAAACTCGATGATAGGATTGCAGCATAAATGGCCGAAATCTTTACTTAAATTGACTGAAGAAATTGAGATGGGCTCGGGGATTGACCGCCTTATTGTTAAGACACCGTTGGGGAAGATTATAATAGATTCAAGGTTGAAAGATGTGAATTGTTTTTACTTTGTTGATGGTAAACGGGTTGATACTATTTTGCTTTCCAAATGAAAAGACGTTCATTCATAAAACGAACCGCAGCGGCAGTCCTTGGGTTAACGCTTTTTCCAGGAGAAATATTTCCTACACTTGGGCAACTCCGTGGCGGATGGAAACCGCGCGGGCTCAAGAATCCGATCTTTAGCGGTGAAATAGGCAAATATTCCGGCGTAACGCTTTATCAAGAAGACAGGATTACTATTGACCAAATAAGGGGGGGTAATAATGAGTGGACCAACGTGTGAAACATGCGGGCATTTTCACCCCATGCCACTTTCAGATGACCAAAGCGGGGAGTGCCATGATCCCTTTAAAATCATTTATTATAAATATGGTGATAGGGCGAATTCGGAGCCAGTAGTAAATAACAACCTAACGTGCAGTAATTACACAGTGCTGAAACAAGATAAATAATATGGCAATACCGGCAATAAAACTCACACCGGAACAGATCGTCGAACAAGGCGGCGCCCTGGATATTCTGTACTGGCTCAGAGTTAATAAGATTAAGTTTACGGAAGGGATGCCGTACACGCTGGACGGGCATTTGTATCAGGTCGATCCTATTCAGTGCAATGCACGCAAACAGTGTATGATGAAGAGCGCACAGTGGGGTGCTACGGCTATGTGGATCCTCAAGGTCATGCACGGCTTGATATACGGCAAATATAAGCAGGGGGCCATGTATCTCTTTCCTACAGGGGATGACGCGCATGAATTTACAAAAGCCAGATTTGATCCGCTGATAGCGGCTAATTCTGTTATTGCACAGTATGTTAGAAACACAGACAACGCCTCTATGAAAAGGATAGCCAATGCTATGTTGTATTTGCATGGCGCGAGGGCAACAACAAAGATTGGTGGCTCCAGTGGTAAAAAGAGCAGTACAAAACTAAAATCTGCTCCTGTTGATATTGTGGTTTTTGACGAGGTTGATGAGATGGACGTTGCTATGATTCTACTTGCATTGGCTCGTATGTTCCATTCTAAGGTTCGTCAGGAAGCATATTTGTCAACACCCACCATACCGGATCATGGTATCGACAGGCTGTATAACACCTCTGACATGCGTGTGTGGATGATTAGATGCAAGGCGTGTAACCATGAAACTTGCCTTGAAATGGAGTTCCCTGATTGCCTGGGGGAGCGTAGGGTTGAGGGAAAATTAGAGGCGTTTCGAAAATGTATGAAATGTGGGAAGGAGATTTTCACCCGGGACGGTTATTGGTTAGCCCGGTTTCCTGAAAGAGCGGAAGATATGGTCGGGTGGTGGATTTCCGCTTTAAACTCTGCTTTCATATCTCCCACAGAAATCCTGCAGGCTTTTAGGCACCCGCCTGACGGGAACCTGGGCGAGGTTTATAACTCGATGTTGGGTATGCCCTATATCGATACAGAGAATCGCTTGGGGGTGAATCAGGTTAATGCCTGTTGCAGAGAAGACGTCATGGCGGAAAATAGTGACGGGCCGGCTTGCATGGGAGTTGATGTCGGTAAGGCGCTTCATTATGTAATTGGTGTAAAACCAAGTGTCAGCCTTTTGAAAGTTATCAAAATTGGTAAGATTGAAAAGGTTAAAGGCGAAGATCCCTTTAATCATCTTCACAAAATAGCCCAGGAGTTCGGAGTTCGGTGTACGGTGATTGATAAATACCCAGAAACCAATAAGGTCAGGGATTTTCAGACACATGAGAAGAGAAACTCGGTTTATTTGTGCGGCTATCAGGAAGGGAAACAGCGGGGGCCGACAGCATGGAATGATAAGGACCAGGAAATTTATGGTAACCGAACCGAACTTCTTGACGCCTCACATGAACTTGTTGCACACAGCGGAAGGCTGGAACTTCCGGTGAAAGGATCCAGCGCCATGGAAGACTATGCTAAACAGATGACAAATGTTGCTAAGATTCTGCATGAGGACCGCGACACGGGGGATAAAATATATAAATTTGTGACTGTGGGTACAAAAGAAGACCATTATCGGCACGCAACGAACTATTGTATGCTGGCCTCTGAGAAAATAGGAACGCAGAACATTAGTAAGTTAGTTGCTCAGTATTGGAGAATCAGGAGACGAGGAACCGCCTGGACGCGGTAAAGGAGGGTTAAATGAACTACTTATTTAAAACAGTACATGGCGAATACGAGATCACAGAGAAAGAGCTGAAGGAAATCTTTGAGACGATGCGGAACCGAGGGTTGCAGCCCTGGATAAACCTACCCGGCGGTGTCATTGTTCACAATTCGAACTGGGATATTGTTCCGATAAAAGAGGAGGGGGCACCGGCCACAGAACCATGGGGGAACCTATCAAAAAAGTGCTGTGATCGTCCAGCAATTCAAGTCCGGTATAGAAAGGATAAGAACGAAAACAAGCGATATGTACCTCAGTGTGCAAGCTGTCTCCATGTTGGTGTTCAGATGAAGGTAGCCGACGTTATTGCGGCCGGATATGATCCTGGAACCGTGGAGCCGGTGCTGGTGAAAAATGAGCGGGCATAGCCCGACCGGGCGTAAATTGAGTCGACGCATGTTCTTTATGGGGACTGGGCGGCTACCAGAAAACGACGATATCGATCGGGTTAATTGCAAAAAGGCGGGGGAATCAGGCCACCTTTGTTGCGGATGGTGCAGCATTCACGACTTACCCATTTTTGAGTGCGGGTGCATCCCCACAATGCTTAGAAACCGTAATTTTGAGGGAACTTTATGGAAACTACTTTCGCGAACACGCCAAGGATTAAAAATAAGGCATTTTCTAAACAAGTTGGGGAGAATCTGCTAGAAAGAGACAACGATGGCCATGTAAGCTGGAGTTTTGGTTTTTTTAGCCCTTCGCAAGTATTTGCAAGAAAAGTATCTGCTCAAGCGATTTCTGCTAGGGTATTTAAAGAATTCGTATCAAAGAGTTATTATTCGCGCATATTAAAAGAACTGTAAAGTATTTCTGGAGTTATAAAAAGAAGGGGGGTGTAATGACAAGAAAAGAGGTTGCCGATAAGTTTATAGTAGCGTTTTCCGACAGTAAGCACACTGTTCATGTGCAGGAATCCGGTTATGGCGAAACTTGTACGCTGGCTGTAAGCAATGCGGACACTAATAAACGCCACTCATTGGTTGTGGATGGGTTAAAAACGGTGGGTGGTAAAATGGGGTGGCAACCTCCGCATAGATATGATGATGATATCTGTCCTAACTGTGGTGATCAGGGAGAGTGGTATTGGGGGATGGGCCCATCATATAAACATGAGCAGATCGGTTTAATACATACCCCCAAACTAATAGATGGGGCAATCGAGGAAATGAGAAGGATTGTGGATAAATGTTCGACGGATTAAGTAAAACTGAAAAACTAAAGAGAGCGAAGAAACTGCATCTCGAGGCCGCTACAGCCGATACCGATTTTCAAACCGAGGCGCGAGAGGACTTTAATTTTGTAGATAATAAGCAGTGGACCGACGCGGAAATAAATATAATGGCCGAGGAGAAGCGCCATTTAATGACCTTTAACCTTATCAGAAACTCAGTTGAGTTGGTGATGGGTCTCAATGAGGACACCCGCGTTCGGTTTTTTGCCACACCCGTTGAACCCGGAGACGACTTTTTATGCGAAGTTTTAAACAACACCGTTGATTTTGTAAGAAAAAAGGCCGGAGCCGAGGAAGCGGAAGATGACGTTTTTGAGTCTTCGATAATCTGTGGCCGCGGCTGGGGCGCCATCGATTTCAACCCGGATCCGAAGCGATTGGGACATATTATTATCGAATTCCCAAGTATTCCTGTCCATGAAGTTAAAAAAGACCCCACTTCACGAAGAAAGGATATTCTGGATGCCAGTCATATCTTTTGGGAGAAATGGGTAACAGCCGAGGACTTTAAGATACGGTATCCAAAGCACGCGGCGCATTTAGAGGAAATACTGGCGACCGGTCAGATGTCGGGACCGCTTGCTTCCATGAAAGCGGATGATATGTTCGAGATGTCGCCTGATCTGGAAGACGAAGACACTTCTGATTACAATACCCCTCTTGATATAACTTATTTTGACAGGACCAAACGCATGGTGCGTGTGATTCACATGGAATACTGGCAGTCATATAAGCGATATTACGGTTTTCATCCTGAGACCAATAAGGGCATGGAGTTTGAAGAAAAGAACTTGAAAAAACTAGAGGGAGTTTATCCGCAGCTTTACGGGCAAGAATTCGAGTATGTGACCGTGATGGATAAAAAGGCTAAGTGGCTTCAGTTTATTGGAGACAGGGTTCTCTTTGATGGTGATTCTCCCCTACCCTATGACGGGTTTTCCATAGTCCCCTGCTTTGCGTACAGCGACCCTTCAAAGCGTACTGGTAACAATTCAGGAATAGTCAGACCGATGAAAGACCCGCAACGGGAAGTTAATAAGCGATGGTCTCAAACCCTGAATTGGTTGAATAATCAGGTCCAACCCGGGGTTTACGTGGAAGAAGGCGCTTTTGTGGATCAGGCGCAGGGCGAGGCGTCTCTAAGAGATGTCGGGGGTACAACGCTTCTAACGGAAGGGGCTCTCATTAAGGGCAAAATCCAGGATCGCAAAATACCAGCCCTGCCCGCCGCGCCCATGGCGTTAGAGGAGGCCGCGCAAAACATGATGAAACGGGTAAGCCCGGCCGGGAACCCGGACCTTCTTGGTATGGACCGTGGCCGCCAAGAGCCTGGCGTCGTTATCCGGTTGAGACAGCAGCAGGGGATGATGTTGTTGAAACCCCTGTTTAAGAGCGGCCGGATGCACAAAGAGGCTATGTATAAACGGACACAGACGATCGTCGTAAAATTTATGCCCGATGAGCAGATAATGGACATTCTTGGGCAGACAGATAGATACGTTATCCAAAACGGTATCATTTATGATAAACAGCACGGGCAGCAGGCTAACATACGGGATCTGAGAAACTTAAAATATAATGTCGATACCGAAGAGTCCCCAGCGAACAAATCAAAACGTGTTATGGACCTGGCAGTGTTCATGGAAATGCGGGAGAAGGGGTTTGAGGTTGACCCGGAAGCAGTTATTGAAAAACTTGATATCTCCGCATCTGAGAAGCGCCGGTGGTTAGAGTTTATTAAACAGCAGCAACAGGCGGCGCAACAGGCGCAGCAACAGCAGATTGAGTTAGAAAAGTTGAAGATTCAGGCAAATATGGAGTCGAGCATGAAGAAGATCGATACATCCACTCAGCTCGGGCATGAGAAACTAGACGAACAAAAGACAAAGGGCGCTCAGAAACACCAGATAGATACCGCGAAACTCGGGCTAGAGGAGCGCCGACAGGAGCTTGATTTTATTGTCAGATCGAACCAAGTTAACGCCCAAAGACAGCAGCAGAAAACTAACGCTGCATGATCTTTTCGAGTACGAACGGGGGTTTTATGCTGATTGGGCGGCTAAGAAATCCACAGGCAAGACTACCGTTGAGGTTACTTGGCTTGATGGTGGTATCCGGCTTGTTGAGGTTACGAGGAAAAATAGGGGGGTGAAATAAATGGCTTTATACCGTTGGGATGAGGCTTGTGAGAATGTTATAGAGGTTCCCTTTACTCCAGGGGAAACATATTCTCTTGCGGTGAGAATACCAAATATACGATGTCTGTTGTTGAAGAAGCCTGACGCCATCTTGAAAGCCAAGGAGCTTTTACACGACTATTTTGGTCGAGAAATACCGTCTGATTATTATGATTCTGATGTGTTGGAATTTAGTGAAGCTCAAAAAGACTATGGCCACGATGTTGAAGTGGCTGCGAGGTATAAATCTCCGATAGAGAGGGTGAAATAGATGCCAGCCATGACAAAAAGAGAACGTGATTTAGTTGAGGTTTATAAAACAATTCCTGACGTGGGGAATATGCCTCCGATGTTTCATGTTACGGAAAATCAAGTTGACCTTCCTACAATAAAAAGCCTTGAGGTAAAGGGGATAATGAAAAGAACCAAAATAGAATATAAGAAGGGGTTCCTATCCTTTTATATGCCGATAAACAGGTGGCTTAATTGGGATAAGGTGAAATAGGAGGGGGAGATGGCTAAAGAATTAGCGAGAGATATTGTTCAGGACTGGATAGAGACACACGACATAAAAACACTAGAAGAAGAGCTGTTGAGCCTTGAAAGAGATAAAATCAATCATCCTGAAACATGGTCAATGATTAAATCTTTACACATACTCTTTATGAGAGTTAATTCGAAACGGTTGGCAATTAAGGAAAAAGAGTTTGCCCGCCATGTATGTAATTTTATTAGAGAATATAACAGGAAGGAAAAACGCGGGGACGGACTAAGGGCCTTCCTGAAGGAATATAACGAGGGGCGGTTACCGGATAATGAATTCATGAATTTCTTTGAGGATAACCCTGAGATGACTTATGTTACGGTTATGGAAGACTTGAAACGAGGGAAGTAAGTGTTAATTAAATCAAAAGTACCGATGCCGGTGTATTTAAGTAAGCATAACAATCTTAATCAGACCAAAGAATACCGGAAAGGGTATGATAAGATATTCGGGAAAAGGGATGTTCTTTATCATACCAAACGGAGCGGAAGGAGGGTTGTAAAAAATTATGGAGGAAAAAAGAGTTAATAAGATTCTTGCGGACCCGATGTGGTGCAAGAACGGTGATGGGAAGATAACATTTGCTGAATACCGTGGGACAACGCCTTGGATATATTTCAAGTCCGATCCAGAGAGGCGCTGTATCTACTGGCTTGCAGCGTACTTTGAGCATTTTGGTGTCATTCCGGATTTTTGCCGGAATCGATGTTGGAAGGTGGCGATTAGACCCGACACGCTTTCGGGATTATTTGGATTATCAGATATTTTAGAAAAGTCGGGGTTTATGTGCAAATGTGGCATGGATTTAAGGGATTACACTTTTGGACCCTGGGCGGGTTTTATTTATACAAACAGCCTTGATGAAGCCCATAAAATAGTTTCTTCATATATCACCCCATTACCGACTGTAATTAAAAAAGGTTGCACTGAGATGGAAGAGAGGATACCATCAACCGAGTGGGAAGCAACCGAGGCGGCAGACCAGACCCGGGAGCATGACCTAAATGAGTTTTTTGATTTGGAAAAGAAGTTCAACTGCTCGATATATTGGCATGAGCAGCAAAACGACAAGTTGAAACACGAAATAAAGGTCGAATGGATAAAACACGCGATTGCGATAGGGGATCGCACGGTTAAAAAAGTGGTAACCGGGTTTTTTGACGACCCGAATTATTGGGACAAATTGGTTGTCCAAAGCGTTAACTATTAAAGTAGGAGGGTAGAAAAATGTTATTTAAAATTATGAGTAATAAAGGGGACGCCGCTTGTGACTATACGCCAGAAGTGGCAGAGATTAAGTTTGACGAACTTGTTCAGGCCAATATGAGACCGTTTGAGGTTGTAAAGGGCCGTGGCCTTAAGCCGATGAGGGTGTTTGACAAGGAGGCCGAGGAAGTTACCTGGATGCCTCAGATAATGGGAGGGTGAGTTTTTGGCTATTGTGAAGAGCTATAGTCCTCAACAAGAACAGCTCCGGTATGCAGAGCTTATGGCGCAGCAACAGCAGAGCGAAATGCAGGGGCGGGCACAAATACAACAGGCGCAGCAACAGCAAGTTCGTTCTAGTTTTGCTCCCGCCTGTTGTTCAGCGGTATGTATGCCCGCCGATGGTGCCTTGAACGCAGCGGCGTATTTAGGTGGCATTCGGTTAGAGGGCGCAGAAGAAGCGTTGATGCACGATTTAGACGGGCGCCTGGTTCCTGCTAAACGCCCGTCTAAATCAAAAAAGGAAACCCGAAAGCCCTTTAAGGCGGAATCAAAAGCGCAGGAAATGCTTAGAGATTTAATCGGTTTTGAACAGTGGCAGGTTTACCGGGAGACCAACAGGTTAGCCGTGAGCGGTACAAGCCTATGGTTAATAGGTAATCTCTTCGGGAGTTATAGAAAGAACAACCCCTTTTCGTCAAAGCCGGATGTTGCCCGGATAGACGGGAAGAGACTGCTAAAGAGCGGCTGGCACGCGACTACGTTCTGTATTGACCCGGTCAGAACTGGAGAATCGCTGCCTTATACGGATAAGGTGCTTACGTTTGCCGCCGCCTGTTTATGGGATGAAAAGGGGTTTAAAAAAACGGGTAACCGTATAACCGAAGTCAATTTTAACGATTTGCCAAAGAGCGCGATTTTTAATCAACCGGATCAGGAGGCCTAATGCCAGCAAGCACAGGAAAAAAGGGTGGTAAAAAGATAGGGCGGTGGGGGAGAAACCCGTCAAATGTCCGGTATAAGGCTGAGAACAGGCGGGATAAGAATAAAGAGCGCAAAATAGCTAAGAACGCCAAGAGGGAAGCTAAGGATAAGATTAAGAAGGAGAAACGAAAGGGGGGAGAGGGGTGAAAAACCAATTGATTCCAACGCTCAGAAAAATTGATGAATATATGCTCGTTTGCGATTCGTGTAAGCTTAAATTTATATTGACCGCTGTTATTATTCGCAAGAGGGAAGATGAGGACGATATTATTGAGCTGATGCCACAGGAGCGTGTGCATTATTGCCCTTATTGTGGCACAAGACCAGCTCCTTTTACGGACAAAGAGATTGAAGTATCCAAGAGGGCATGTATGGATACGATAATTGCGATGTCAGATTAAAATATAGGGAAGTTAAGGCTAGGCTGAAGAGGGAGAAACGGAATGGATAAGTTTTATATATCCCCAGAAACACAGGCTATTGTCATACAATACTTTATTAAGCATGGCAAGGCAATGAGAAAATATAACGATGATATCCTAAAAAAAGCTAAAGAATTAGGGTTAACTACTCCCGACATAAGGGAGGGGAACGTAAAAGATTAGCCAAGAGGAAATAACGGCAGCGTGCCCTGGTGCAAAGTGGGAAATAGCTACCCACAGGTTTCTGGTTCGAGTCCAGATGTAACGGATGGTCCTTGCTGGTTCAATTCCGGCACATGCTGATTAAAATATAAAGGATTAAATAAACCGGGCGCACAACCGGCCCAAAAACAATTTGTCGGGGAGTTCACCGATAGCTTAAAGGTAAAGCGATACGCTTTGCATAGCCCGTTGTTGAGAGCATAGACGTGGTTCCCGCAAGGGGTAAGGCTCAGCGTGCAAAGTAGGACCGGGGGTTCAATTCCCCCACGGTGAGCGAAGATCCGACAATAAAATTCAGAGTTAAACACAGGTTCTTACCTGGGCGTAGATAGTTTTTTTGAGGTTTATTATCTGCCTACCAAGAAGCCCGATTAGAGAGACACGATACAAGTCTCTGGTCGGGCTTTTTGTTTTTTAAGGCGACGTCGGCCTACTGACGAATAAGTGACGCCAACTATAAGGGCGAAAGGAGAACATAGGCAATGGCAAAAGAAAAAGAAACACTTAACACAGAAGACATGACAGACGAGGAATTAAAAAAAGCGGCAGAGGATCAGAGCAAGGCAGAAATGGATAGTCTTTTAGACGACGGTAAGGATCCCGACGATCCCGATAAAAAGAAGGATAAGGAAGACGAGCCGACACTGGAAGATCGTTTCGCAAATCTGGAAAAGGAAAACAAGGGCTTATACGAGTCCATGAAAGCCGAGAGAGGCAAACGGCAGGAGTTAGAAGGCAAAATGCAGGGAATTACGGACGTGTTCTCTGAATCAATGGCACGGCGGGAAGAACTCGCTGACCAAAAAAAGGCAGAATCGCCAAAGATCGATCGACTTGCTGTTCAGGTTGATGATGATGGCGCAGCTTTTATACCCATTGATGACAACCTGAAAGCCCTTTTAGCCTCTTCGCACGCGACAGGTGCGAGTAAGGAAGATGTTACAGAGATCAAAAACCAGATGGCGCGAAACATGGCTATCCAACAGCAAGAGCAGGGGTTTCAAGACACGGTACAGTCAATAGTTGGGGAAGACCCAGCGTATGCTTCAGCACACAATCAACTACAGAAGGCGGCCGATTGGTTTAACGATAAAATTATCAGATACCAAGAGGCTAACGATCTGAGCGGGATAATGTCTACCGGCGAAGCGTTGGATGTAGCTGAAAGTGAGAATATTGAATCGGATTTTAACAAACAGTTTCCAGGGCTCGACATGGAGCGTGCTGTCAGAATGTATGACGGCAAACGCGACCTCCGTATAGCATTAAAGAGTGTCGCGGGTACGGAAACGCCAGGTGGTGACAAAACAGCGGCGGCCAATTTAAAGGAAATCGCTGGAAAGGCAAGCAATCTGTCCCAAATGAGAAATCAGAAGGGAACGAAGGGTACGCTTACCTTGGACGAAATTGCCGACAGGTCCGATGAGATTGAAGACATGAGTGACGAGCAAGTCGCTAAACTTCACCGGCTTATGGCTACAGAAGAAGAAACCGCTTAATTGTACCTTTGTCTGTCGCATAAAAATAACGACAAAGGAGATTTATTATGGCCGTAACAGAATTCGGTACTAACGACGCACAAACCGTCAAGATTTGGTCCAGCCTTCTGATGAGGGAAGCCCTAAAAGCTACCTATTTCAAGAAGTTTCTGGGTGACGGTAAAAAAGCGATACTTCAGCGTCTTAAAGACCTGGAGAAAGGCAAGGGGGATGAAATTAAGTTTGACCTCCTGATGCAAATGACGAACGCCGGCATAGAAGGCGATAACCGGATGAAGGACTTTGAAGAGCCTCTGGTTTATGAACAGGATTCAGTGAAAATTAACCAGCTTCGGAACGCACATTCCTTCAAGCATATGAGTCAGCAAAGAACGCTTCACAACATGCGAAGCGACGCGCAGACGAACCTCTCAGACTGGTATGCCGGTAAGTACGACGATTACATGTTCAGGTATCTTGGTGGGGACACTGGCCTGTCTTTTGCCGGTAACACCGGGGTGGTTGCTGATACCGATCACTATGTAGTGACCGGCACTGTAGGCCACACAGGTGCGATTGTAACTGATGAAGGTAATTTAGGTTCTACCTCTCAGATTGCGCTGGCAGACCTGAACTTTGCCAAGGAAAAGGCAAAGACCATTACACCTCCGATCCGTCCGGCAATTGTGGATGGTGAAGAGTATTACGTTGTGGTTCTGCATCCCTTTTCCGTAACCGACCTGAAACTGAATATAGCGGCTTCCACTTACACCAAGTGGAGCGATATTCAGATGTATGCCAACCGGAGAGGGCTTAAAAACCCACTTTTCACCGGTGCGCTAGGGGTCTACGAAGGTTGCATCCTTTTTGAGTCTCAGCGGATTCACTCTCCGAGTACAGATGTTCGGAGAAACCTGATGCTGGGTGCCCAAGCGGGTGTGTTTGCACAAGGCAACGCCTACGACACGATCGCACAGCGAAAGGTTGGTAAGGGCAATATGTTCAAGTGGTTTGAGGAAGTAACTGACTATGGCAACGAGAAAGGGATCGCTGTTGGGTCCGTCTTCGGTATGAAGAAGGTCCGATTTGCCAGCAAGGATTACGGCTGTATGACGATCTCTTCTTACGCTGTGGTGCATAATTAATAGGTAAGAATGTTTAACCCAGGGGGAGTGATCGTAACCTCCCCCTTTTAACCAATAAACGGGGATCGTAACCCCAAGTAAAGGAGATTTTATATTATGGCAGCTCTAGCATTAACAGTGGCGGCTTTTGCCAGCGCCAAAAACTTGCAGTCTACAGCGATCAATCCGATTGCGGCTCCAATTGCAACTCCGAGAGAGGGTGGTTTTACCCTTCGGAATCGGGTTAGCTGGGCAGGCACGAATAGTTCAGCCCGTAAAACTATGGGTACGATTGCCTCGGCGGCCGCAGCCGCAACCAACTATCAGGTGCTTACGATTCCTAAGCGGACCCTGTTAAAATCCCTGGTATTTTTGACTCCTCCGGGTTCTACCGCTGCGACTCATGCGTTTAGCATAGCCTCTGCCCATGCGTCCGGTGCCAAGTCTGGGAAGTGGGAAATTGGAGTGGCAGCTTATAAAGAAGCCTCTCAGAAAGCGGCATCCGTAAAGGTAGATATCGATGGCTTAATGGCGTCTATCGCTATTACCAAAGCAACTGGTCTCATCAGTTCTGCTTTTGGTCAGGCTGTAGGTTCACTGCCCCTTTCAATGGCGATTAACCATACAACCTCTGATAAGTTTGAGGCTATCACCTTTCCGTTCGGGGGGTTTGTGACCATGAACTACAAGGCCGGAGCTTCGGCTCTGAAGTCTGTTGATAAGTCGTCTACTGTGCTGACCGGTTCGAAGTTTACCGGAGTAATGGAAGCTATGGCAGACTGCGTTTACATCCCGGAATAGCAGTTAAATCAGCAACTTAACCAAACGGGGAGAGATTAAATTCTCTCCCCTAAACCCAGGAGGGTAAATTAAAATGGACGTTATAAAATTCAGGGAATGTAATGTCACGTATGCCGAAAATCAAGTGGAATATTTACCGTTACCTGCCCATAGGTCAGACGATGGCAGGGTTACGTCTTGTTGGAGACTTTCATTTTTAGAAAGAATTAAGACAGCACTAACTGGGCGTATATTCCTTCAGGTATTAACATTTAACAATTCACTACAACCGTTAAAAATGTTGGTTAGAAAACCTACAATTAACAAACATTCAGGAGGGTAAATAAAATGTCACAATTTTCATACATGAAGCCAAGGGCTTCTAAAGATTTAGGAATTTACAGCAAGTTAGACAAAAAGGATATTATTGACCGGTTGATGCCGACCCTTACAAGGGGTGCTTATTTAATCAAGCCAAACGGGATGATTCGGCCTACGGCTACGGAAGCCGTGGGGTTTAACACACCGTGGCTCCACCAGAAACACGCAGAGAACCTTAAATGCAATCTCTGGCATTTCATTATGTTCAATCACTGGCAATGGTTTGTGCCTAGCCAGTGTCAAGAATGCTGGAAAGTAGTTGTGGGTCCGAGGTCGCTTTCCGAGTTGTGGAAGCTGAAAGACCTTCAGTGGAAGCTGGGTATGTCAAGCAAGTGCGGCATAGAAGCCAGGGAATACACAGCGAAACTCTATGGCGGGTATTTCTATAATAAAGGGCTATCCAACGGGCGCGAGTGCTACAAGGTGGTTCGTGAAGCTGTAAATGACGCAATCTCTCCCGATGTGCCGGTTATTCTAAAAAGAGCCTGTACGGAATTTGAAATGGCGTTCCCTAAATCGTCTACTTGGCAGATTACCGAAGAACAAATGGAGATAGAGGATTTTCTTACGGATAAGGTGGAAGAAATTAATAACCCTGCCGATCAACCGGAAATGGTACGCACTCACATAAAGCGAGTGTGGATTCATTGGGCGTATGCCGGGGCAGACCCGACCTATAAGGAGTTTACGGACGGCAAACCGCTTTATCCGGGGTATGAAACCTATCACGACAAGACCTTGGAAGAGTGTGAGATGATGCTTAACAACGGTCTGGTAGCGGAAAAGAATTTTAACGGGGATAAACTTAATTCACTTTCAAAAGACCTTGTGGCTGCTGCGGGTAAGCATGAAGCAGATCGCAATGAAGTTGCCATGGCGTTGGGGTTTAGGGATTCGATTCGGCCGAAATTCAGAGATGAATTTATAGGTGAGCATGACGAGTTGACAGCTATCCCGCCGAGTGCTCCCGTGGATAATCCAAACGATCCTTCTCCGCATTAAGGAGGTGCCGAATGTATCATCTCCTGTATAGACGGAAGAAAGACCTTACACCGGAGCTGGAAGCTGAGTTATGCCGTAAATGCCAGTTTTGCTGTCGGTTTATGCTCAATACCAAGAAGATGGATGGTCAAAAATTAGAATTTCTTACTGCTTGGGGAATAATGCTTATTACCGATGGGGGGAGGGTTGGAACGCTCCTTCCCCACGCCTGTCAGCAGATAACCGATGAGGGTTGTAAGATATATGAAACGCGCCCGTTTGTGTGCAAAGGATTTAAGGGCGGAGATGAAGTGAAAATGTGGAGGCCATTTTGTCTCTGGTACGAACTTATACCGGAAGACGAAAGGGTTGAAATGCTAAAGAGCTGGGCACCAGCTCCAACACGAACAGTAGGATAGGAGAACAAAAACAATGGCAACAAGAGCGCAGTTTTTAGATGGGACTTACGGAAGTGCTTGGAATACCTCCAAGAGGTCGTTGGTGAGATTCGAGATCTGGAGAAATCAGATCAGTTTCACGACCCTGAGCGCTTCTATAAATGATGTTTTTCAAGCAATACAAGTCCCTGCAGACACATGGATTATGCACGCATGGCTTCGAGTGATTACGGCTTGTGCAACCGGCGTAAACGGTGATTTGGGTTACGGATCGGATCCCGATAAATGGGGGCAGTTTTTGAAATTAACTGCAACTGGCGTTATTTCAGGTCAGCACCAGGAGTCAAGTGGCGGCGGGATAGTTGAGAGGGGAGTGAATGAACCATTTCACTTTTCGTCTGACGACACTATTGACTTGAAACTGAACAAGGCGGCTACCTCTGGCGTAGTTGAGGTTTGCGCGTTGGCTTTGAGGTCTAAGTAAGGAGGTTATTATGTGGAAAGGATTCATTACAGAATCTAAATCGTATATGGACTATCCTAAATGTGGGCGTATTAGCTTTTGGCTACAGTTTCCAAGGGCAATGGCGCGGTTCTATTTTTTAGGACCTTTCCGTGGCGTTAGAGACAAATTAAGGCGTAGACGATAACGGTTTAACCAAGTATTGCGGGATAGGGACACCCTCCCCCGAAAGCGGTTTTTCATACTAGTAACTGGGGACCGTTTCCCGCAATTGCTTTTAGAGGACAGCTAAATGGCGACAGCAGACAACGTAATAACATCTGCAAGATACGATCTCAGAGCGGTAAGAGGCTCATCGTTTGACCCGGCTGAACTGTTAGTTTACCTCAACCGGGTGGTCATTGTTCTTGACAGTGTTTTATTGTCGATGGACTCCGATTGGCTTCATCAAACGCAGGTGAGCGCCGGATTAACGGCAGGCTTGCAGAAAATTACTATGCCCACCAGATGTATCTCAATCCGTTCTATTTGGGTAACGGATATTATCGATTCTTTTACCGACCTTACTTTCACAGCAGCCGGAGACACCATTGCAACCGCAGCAGGCACATTTTCAACCAATGGAATAGCTGTTAATCAAACTATTGGTATTACCGGGAGCACCAGCAATAACACCAATGATATAGGTCTTTTATCTGTCAGCGCCGTAACTGAAATCTTGATTACCGTGAATGAAAACGTGATCGTAAATGAAGGTACGGCCGACGCATCCGGCACTATATTCGCTCAGAAAAGTGATGAGGTTGTTAAGAAATCAACGGATGTTATTCACGAAAAGCGTATGCAGATCTCTGGCACCGGGCGGCCTTATTATTGGGCGTATGAGGGCACAGACTTAATTTTTGACCACAAGGCTAACCAGGCTTACGGGCTTTTCATTCGATATAATCAGAAGAGCGCGGCCTTAGAGATGAACACCCCCATGCCTTATAATGACGAGTTTAACGAGCTTCTCAGAGAGGGTTTGGTTATGTACGGGAAGGCTCGGAGGGGAGAGCTTTCAAGCGTTGATAGTGTTCTCAGGAACATGATTAACAACGCGGTAATGACAAAAGCGATTCGGAGGGATCACATACCTAAAAGATACAGGGCGGATTTCTAATGCCTAAGAAAATAACAGTCAGGCCGAATGAGGAGGGAACAATAGTTATTACAGCAACGTATAAAGACCATAAAAAAAATTCGGTAACTCCGCAAACAATGGTGTGGAAGCTGACAGATGTGGACGGAACGGTTATAAACAGCCGTTCTGCTGTAACTATTGCAGTCCCCACAGCAGCCGATAAGGTGGTTCTGTCTGGTGACGATCTTCCTACTTCCGGTTCTGACAGGGATTTAATCTTAACTCTTGAAGGAACTTATAACCATTCGGATGGGGCTGGGTTGAAATTGAAAGAGTCTGTGCGTTTTACAGTTAAAAATATGGTGGTGGTGACTTAATTGTCCGGTATAGATTTTACGACATTTACGGAAGTTGATCCCGGTGCGGATATAACAGTAGCCGCCAGCAAAGTAACTTTCACCAATGTTCTTGGGCGACAGGATACATTTTATGTCTATAAAGATATGGGTGCTGGATATTTTAACGGCGATTTTACCCATCGTTTTGAGATTGAATTTTCCTCTGTTGGAGACGGTACGCTAATAGATTTTTGGGGATTAGCAAACTCTATAAATGATAGGAAGGGAGTTGTTGATGCGAGTGAAGATGGAATTTATTTGTGGGTATTTGATGATACTGAAAGTGTGCGGTTAGGGGTTATTGAGGATGGCGTACAAACATCGGATGAGTGGTCGCAGCCTGGGCCACAAGCAAATACAACATATTACATTACAGTAACAAGAGATGATGGTGGTGGAGTAAATGGCACAGGAAGAATAACGGCTGAAATCAGGACAGGAAGCCATGCAGGCGCATTGCAAGATACATTGACGGTAGATTGCGGTGTGGGGGAACAAAATGACTTCCGTTATCTGTATGCAGGCGGAAGTTATGATGATAACAGTACCGCCAACACAGCAAGTGGGTTTATCCAAAATTTAGACGCTGGAATTATGGTCAATGATTCAACTCACGCCATGAGTTCGGATCAACCGGCAATCGTTCAGATATTATCCATATTGTCGGTAAACGATTCAACCCATTTGATGGATTCGGATTCACCGTTGCTTATTATTTTGTTAGTCCCGAATGATGCGGCTCACGCTCTTAGTTCAGATCAGCCGCTGATAATTATCATACTAGAGCCAAATGATTCGGATCATCTGTTAAGTTCGGACTCTCCGGCATTAGTTTTCTTGCCACCTGGGATGGTGAATATGACGTTTGTGGGTCAAATACCGGGTATCGTTTGGACGGGGGCCGTACCGGAGATTGAGCTAAAAGGGCAAGTGCCGAGCATAGAATTTGGCTTTGAGGAGTAAGGAGGGATTTTGAAACTTTGTCCTAAATGTGACGCAAGGTCGCCGGCTGTTTGCGATTTCTGCCGTTATTATCAGTTTAATGGTGAAGATCGGGGCGGGAGGTATGGTTCAGTATATGTCGATAAGGGATTTTGCGAATATCACCAAAGGAGGGAAGATCCTGAAGGGGGGTGCGATGATTTTCATTGTAAACATAGGCAGGCTGAAGAATGAAACTCGAAGACATTAAACTCGAAGATTTAGGGAAGTACGCTCTGCCCTATTATTTAGAAGTCAGTAAGTGGGATATTGTTTCTAAACTCCAGCCGTTGTTTGAGAACGGAACGCTGTTTCTCAGGGAAGATGGCAAGATTGACCATGTACGAAAACCTATTTGGCATCCACCGTGGGCTTTCATTCAGCACATGGGGAAAGACTGTTTTCTGTATCACAAGATTTACTTTACTCACTGGAAGCGGATCCACAGCGAGTGCCAGAAATGCTGGAAGGTGGTGTGTGAACCAAGAACTTTAGATGAACTATTTCAGCTATACCACGTTCAAAGGAAGCTGAATTACCCAAGCAAGTGTGGGGCCGAGGTTTCCAGGGAAAACAGTAGCAAGAAATACGGGGGTTATTTCTATTGTAATAGACTTGATGAGGGGCAGAAAAGGTATGAGGAGGTTAAGGGCCTTCTTCCCGACATGCCTGTCATTCTCAAAAGAGCTTGTACGGAATACGAGCAGGAATTGGGGGATAGCAAGGATTGGGAGATCACTCCGGAACAAGAGGAAGAGGAATGGATATTGAGGGATTCATTTGTAAATAACGTGGTTGATTACTCACAGGCTAGGCACCTGATAGCTCACTTGCACAAGTTCTGGATTCACACGGCATATCAGATGGGCGATGAAACATACTTAAACTATACGGGGGGAAACAAATTATTTCCAGATTTAAGGACATACCACAATGGCTAAATTAGTAATAGACGCTATATTAGACGCAGCTCTTGATTACATCAAGAGCAACGCCACCAAGCTTTGTGTGTGTAACTCGCAGCCGACAACCTACGCTCAAGCAACAGCGAGTTATAAGCTGGCGTCCGTGGTTATCAACTCGGCAGATTTCGGCTCACCGGCCGATGGCGACTCCAGTGGCAGAAAAATTCAGATGAACGCTCAAAGTTCTGTCTCGATCGACAGCACCGGCACGGCAGCTCATGTGGCGTTGGTGAAAGTGGCAGGTTCGGTGCTTCTTTACGTTACAACCACCACTGCGACAGGATTAACCGGCGGTGGAAAGGTAAATGTTGCTGCCTGGGACGTTGAGATAGCAGACCCAACATAATTCGATATGGGATCATTTAAAAAACCTATACAATCATTTAACAGCCCGTTCATACCCTTAAAGTTTGCCGGCGGGGTGAATACCCGGGAGAAGAAGGCTAACCTCCCGATGGGCGGCTTCTCCATGATCCAGAACATGAGACAAAGGGGGAGAGAGGGCTTTGAACAGCGTGGCGGCATGGTGAAGCTCCATACCACAGCCGATGGTGGTGCTGGGCAAAATAAGACCTTGTCCCTGTTTCAATATTCCAAGGGTGGTAAAACCGAGCGTCATTTCTATGCTCAAATGAGTGATTCGGATGTGCTGGAAGCCACCAATGCGCCACCTACGGTAACAACTGGGGTTTTTGGAGGTGAGGTATTCTCCGGCTCTGCTGGCGATATACCCGCGTCGTGGGGTGTAATAGACGATATTCTTCTATTCTCCAATGGGAGCGATCAACACCAGATATTTACCGGCAACGCAAGGGTGGTCGATAAGTTTGTGGTTGTCAAAGACAGTGTTGCCATACCGAATATACCGGACAAGGGCGAAGATTACAGTATTGAGGTATCGGACGGTAACGCCACAACAGTTGCGATTTTAGACTCGTTGGGAGACCTGGCGGTTGATTATGACGCTATTTATATAGGTGTCCCTGTCCCCTGCGATACCTTCACTTGGGCATTTGGTACAAGCAAGCCGAACGCAACTGCCTCTGTTGCTCAGATTCATTATTGGAACGGGTCGTGGACAGCGGTTAGCGGCTTTACGGATAACACGGCAAACGGTACCCCTGCTACTCTCGCACAAGCCGGGACCATGACGTTCACGTTGCCGACTGATAGTGTACCGCATTATCAGTTTGGGGAGTGTATGTTCTGGTATCGAATATCCCTGTCCTCTGGCGACTTAGACGCCGAGGTCGAGGTATCTGCCGTAACCTTTGAAACCGATTGGCAGAGTGTTCAGAACGTATGGGATGGAACGCCACTTGATATTATCGAAGCCCAGTTCAACGATGATTCAGCCAGCACATTTCTTACCTTCGCGGCTTCGACTATTGAGCTGGATTTGGCCACTGCGAGTGATAAGATTTATTTTGCGTGTGCGGTTCCGATAGTGGGGTTTTATGTGGATGTGGGGGAAAAACCCAACACAACCGGGTCGACGACTATTAATAATGCGTATTCATGGGATGGTGGCGCCTGGAATGCGGTAAGTAATTTAAACGATGGGAGCAACGGTCTTTCAAGCTCCGGGTGGGTTACGTTCACAAAACCGACACCTGTTCACCCAACTCAGTTCAATGAACAGAAATACTCGATGTATTGGTATTACTTCACAGTTGATAAGACACTTAATGATGATGTGATTATCGGCCTATCGTACATGCCGACATACGATATTAATGATATGGGCAGGAAGGGTCAATGTAACGCGGCCTGGAAGAACAGGGCAGTTTACACTTTCACCCAAGCTCCTCATTACCTGTATATCTCGGCTCTTGGCAGACCGATGGTTCTGAACGGGTTGGACTTTTCCTTTTGGGTAGCGGGAGATGGCAGAAATAATCCTATCCGGGCAATTAAGAACTTTCATAATGAAATCATGGTTTGGCAAGAGGAACGGGGCACTGCCGGTGGGTGCTGGACGATGTTCCAAGGTAAAAGCCCCAGAACCATCGGTAAATCACTTCTCCATGACAAAATCGGTACGCTTAACGCCAAAACTGCCCTGGTGGTGGATGGTGTTATGACAGCGACGGCAACCGGACAAAAGGCAAAACCCCACGGCTTTACACTTTCGCATTACGGCGTTTTTAAAAGTGACGGGACATCGGTTGTCAGTATTAGTGACGAGATTCAGAATTACTTTGATCCGAGAGACACGACCAATTGTATCAGGCGCGGATATGAAGATGAAATGTGGATGTGGCACGATACTTCAGACAACGTGCTGAGACTAGGCTTAGTAACCGGTTCAAGTGCTACGGTTCCGAATACGTTCCCAGTTTATAATTTAACCACCGGAACATGGAGTTTCGACGAGCTGGGACATCCTCTCTCCTGTGGTGGAGAGGTTGAGGCCGCAAGTGGTGACATACCCATTCTACAGGTGGCCGGCGGTGTTAATGACGGAACAGTTTACAGGCTGAACACGACCATTAATGATGTGGATACGGCAATAGACGCTTATGCTCAGATGGAAATAGATTACGAAGCCCTGGTTCTTCAGTTGGATGAATTCGTACTTCGAGTGAAAGGACAAGCCGAAGGGGATGCGCTGGTAACAGCATATGAGAACGGCATTGAGAAATCGGAGGATATTGTCTCTATGGTGGTTAGAAATGATGGCGAGGAACATAGAAGGGAACGGCTTGACGCAGACCTCCAGGGCGATCATATCAGCCTGAAGTTTCAGAATAACGTGTTGAGCCAGTCGCTATATTTATTAGACCTGTCGTGTAAATTTGCAGTTGTGCCGGGAAGATAATGGCTAATCGCACAAATATAAACATTTATCAACCCATGACTCAGGGAACCGAGTACGGGCAACAGATGTATATCGATGATGATAAGTCTTACGCGGAACAAATGAGAGCGGTTACGACAGCGGCAATTCAGAATAAAGGGGTAATGGCTGAATCCGAGTATGTCAAGACCTATCAGAGCGATGATTACGGTAAGGCAGAGTATATGTTTCCCATCCTAGATTGGGACTGGAGTTGGGATATGTACCCTTGGGATTTTGTGTTTAGCTTAGACTTTCCTGACTTTGATTGGGATTGGGACGTTGTTCTTCCACACGTGGAGTTGGATGCGGAAGAGGAAGAAGTCGAAGAGGAGATAGGAACTATCTATGAAATTCCGATCATTCTCGGCAATTCGCCTGTGTATGACGGTTCAGTTGATTGGCCTTATCAGCCTTGGGCAACCGTCCTCAACGCTGCAGCTGGCAATATCCCGATAGGGGGGGCCGACTGCACCGCTTGGATATTCTATAACGGTTTCTGGTGGAATATAGGACGTGGATTTTGCACTTTTGATTTATCTGGTGCTGTTGGAGCGATCGCTGAGGCACGGATTGAAAGTTCCGTTAATTTAAACGCAGTGTATTCCATTCAGGAGGGAACGCAGAATGACCCTGTGGTAAATGCAGATTATAATAATTTTAGAGGGGGTTCTTTCGCTAAAAATACAGCCGGGAGTTACCTGTTTGAGTTGAATTCCGCGGGGATACAATACCTTACTTCCGTTATCGGTAGTACCGCAAAATTCTGTTTCCGGAATTACGCGCATGATTTTTTGAATGCCGCCCCGGGAAGTATCAACGAATCGGACGAATTGCTCCCGAACTCAAAACTAATTATCACAATGTATCCGTAGGAGGCAGGATAAAATGCCACAGATAAAACTCATAGGACGCAAGCGGATACCATACCCTGTCGGTGATTTATCGGCTAAATCGTGGGGTAAATTGGGCTTAAGAATATTAAAACAAGGAACATTTCAGCGAGGCCCGCGCGGAAGGACAACTGGAGTCAGGGGTTTCGGAACTAAACGATACGGAAGAAGGAGATAGGAAAATGGCTTACGGGAGAAGACGAGTAACAGCGGCAAACGCCCCGTTATGGCAGGGGAGACAAAGAACCTCAGCCGAAAGGGAAATGATGGATGCTTATTACGGGGCACCGACTTTTGCAGATGCTAATATGGGAGAGCTTTTAAGAATGAAGGGCCGAGCATATAGAGCGAAACTGTCTATCGCATATCAGAAAAAACGTGGACTTGGGCCTTACGCGCCTGGCCGACTGTTTGGATCTGGCCCCCTTGTTGGTAGAAGAAGAGGATATGGAAGGAGACGAAGATAATGGCAACTGAAAGAATACCACCAGGATATAAAAGGCGCTGGTATAGAGACAAAACGACCGGAGCGCGTCTTAGCGAACTTGTATTTGATAGGGAGCTTTTTAGCTACCAGATGAGACATTTGTTGGGTGGAACGTCTGGGGGGTTTGGAAAGTTTGAAATGCCGGAAATGGGTGAGGCTCCACAGATGGGGCCGGATCCAGAGTATGACGCTCCTCAGCTTGACAAGTCTGCTTTTCAAGTAGACGAGGGCAGGCTGTCAGAACTCCGGCAGAAAGCAATGAACCCGTTAATGCGTGGTGTTAGACAGAATCTCCGAGAGTCTATGGTGGCGAATAGGGTGTCGGATAATCCGTATGCGAACGCTCTTATGCAGGGAAGGCTTCTTTCCGGTACAGGCTCAGCCATTGAAAGTGCCTCTGGTGCTGCTGGTAGTGCTGCGGCCTCTCAATATGCCCCAGAGTTTGCAGGCCGACAACAGGCGGCAGGGCTGGCTTTTCAGGGTGCTGGGCAGAGAGCTGGAGCCATGTATCAGGGTGCTCAACAAAGACAAATGGCCGGCTATCAGGGCGCATTGCAGCGTCACTTGACCGGCTATCAGGGTAGGCTAACCGGCGCTATGGCCACATTCAAGGCACAACAGGCTGAAAGAATGTCCAGGCTCAAAGGGATGCAGGACTTGCTGAGATAACATAAAGGAACATTAAAATGGCACGGAACAGAGAAGATGATTGGATATATGAAGATCCCGAGATGATGGATATCATGGCAGAGCTGGAAGCCAAAGAGGAGAAGAAAAAGCAGAGATCTCAGCGGTACAAGTGGGAGGAGGATAAGACTCTCAAGGAATATATCAAGGCAACGCCTAAAGGACAACGGAGCTTCACCAATATTCCGGGTCAAGAGGGGGGAGCTTTTTATATGCCGGAGACTCCTCTTCAGGCTCCCGCAGGCGTGGCTATAGGAATGGGGGACGAGTCGCCTTATGGAAAATCCGCTGAAGAGGAAACTATGAGAAGGGCGCAGGCACTTCAGGCCGAGGGAAAACCGGTTGACACGGAACAGATATACACCGATGTTGTGGATGAGCTTAGCCGTAAGGACGAGGTGGTTAGGCAGCAGGTGGGTTTCGAACAAGCGGTGGAGTTGAAGCATGGCCCTCCGAAGGAGGCCAAGGCACCGACGCCACGCTCCTTTGCCGACAGAAAGAATGAGTTGGAATATAATGAATCCTTAAAGCAGCAACAAACAGATATGGATAAATTGAAGTTCGTTGAAGAGTCAGGTGGCAGAATTGAAGCAATGGCAGATGAAAAGGGTGGATATTACCTTGTTGGGGAGGTTACCAAAAAGGAAAAGGAGTCGCTCAAAAAGAAAGGATATACCATTGTTCAGTCCTTCGACGGGTCTGCTTTTGATATAGTTCGTACCGGAAAGCCCGGACCTAAAAAAGCCAGGGGCACCGTCCTGACTCAAGCGGATATTGAAGACCAAAGCAAAAAAACGGCATTGGATAAAGTTGAGCAGATGGTAGCGGAGACTATTCAAAAACGGTCAATGGGAGCGGCTCAGACTGCAGCCGCAGGTGCTGAAGGTATGGGTGATGAGTTCGGATTCGGTAGGGGCTATGGTGAAAAACCTTATGGAAAATTCTCCGGACAACAGTTATTCGAAGGTGGTGATTTGGAGTTTCAAGGAATGCCGGATTGGTATAAACGAATGCAGAAGAAACAAACTGCATGGGGACAGGGAATAGGTATCTACGGAGCACAGCAATAAATGGCTTTTAGTCTATACAATTTCAGATTAGAAAATCCAGAATACGATGATTGGGGCACTGAAGATCTCATAGAAGAGCTGTATCGTGATAATCCTGGGTTGGCTAAATCGGGTGTTGATATAAGCTCGTTCGCCAAGAATATAGGCGCTGAGAAAGACCGGGAGATACAAGTTGAAAGGAAGCGGGAGAGAGAGCTTGCCCAGATACGGGAAGCCAATAAAGACACCAATGTCATAGTTCGTGGGGCAAAGTCCGGTCTTTACGATCTGGCTGCAACCGTACCGATTGTTGGCAGCATGGCTCTAAAGGCCGTAGGTGCCGATGAGACAGGCGAGAAAGCCTTCGGTGTCGGTAAGCGCTTATTGGATAGGTCAGCGGCGTATCAGAAGGAAGAGGACACCACGTTTGAGGAGTTGGTTGATGATCCAAGTTTGGGCGGTGCTCTTAATTGGGCGGGTTACACGCTCGGCAAGTTCGGTCCTCAGATGCTCACGGCTGCTACTGGGGCTGGGTTAGCAGCAAGGGGAGCGGCAGGCTTTGCAGCCCGTTTAGCCTTACAAAAAGGCTTAACCAAGGAAGCCAAAAAAAGAGCAGTCAAGGAATTTGTTAAGTCGGCAGCCTCCGCTAAAGCTAGGAAAAGGGGTATGAGAGCCGGTGTCATAGGCGCTATGGGGCCGATGGAGGCCTCCGGTATGTTCGCTGAGGATGTTGAGGGACGTGGGTTTGATGAAGCGAATCCGTTTACAGCGGCAGCGGGTGGACTTGTAGCCGGTGCGATTGAAACCGCTGGCGGCCACATGCGGCTTATCAAGGGGGTTTTTGGGAAAGCCGGCGTTAAGGCCATTACGAAAAATCCGAGGCTGCTAACCCGCATGACAAAGGCTGCGGCCAGAATAGGCGTTGAGGAAGCCGGACAGGAGCTTGCACAAGAAGAAGTCGCAATTATTAACAAAGCGATAACGGATGATAAGGTTGATTACCTCGATACATTTGGCGACAGGGAGTTTAATCTCAGGCGTGCGGAGTCTCTTGCCGGCGGCGGGCTCGCCGGTGTCACTCTTGGCGGTTTCGGCGGAATCAGAAAGGCTCCGGTTAAACCGGATCCTGGTAAAGCTGTGATAGACAGTGGTTTTGACCGTGGCACAATAACCGATCAAGCGGAACAGCTTGAGGCTGAGGCGGCTACGATTGTACCCGAAAAGGTTACGTCCAGACAGGCAACGGTCGAGGATATTGAGAAGCTGAGAAAGAAAAAGGAAAAGCAAGATGTTACGCAAGCGAAACGGGAAGTGGTACGTCGTGAGCGAGTCGGGGAAGAAGCTGGGCGGGCCGTACCAGACGAGGGAAGAGGCGTTGGCCAGATTGAAGCAGGTAGAATTTTGGAAAAACCAGCCGAAGGGGTTACAGAACCGGTTGAGGGAGGGGTAAGAACTGACATTGCGATTGAACGGCGGGTTAGAGAAAAATATAAGGACATTTTATCTCTACCAGAAAGCGAAGCCCCCCACTGGCTCTTTAATGCGATCGAAGAGAAGGCCATAACACCGAAAAGACTTGACAAATTTTTAAATAATGCTAAAGATAAGAAACAGGCCTTAATAGATATAAAATCGTCAATCGCAGATCAGACTGGAGATTTACTTGAAGTCCACAAATACGAAAGCGCAAAAGACGGACTCGCGCTCGAAAAATATTACGACAGTCTCTTGGAAGTTACCCGAAAGTACTCTCTCCCAGAGGTGCCGGCTGAGACTGTACGAACCCCGCCTAAAATACGACCCGAAACACCCGAAGGATTACCCAGAGATAGAGGGTTAATACCCACCTCCGAGCTTACGAAGGGCAAACCCACACTCAAGCAAGAAAAGCCTCTCAAGGTGCCCCTAAGCGTTCCTGGGAAGGCTAAACCGACCGCTAAGGAGGCTCTTGAGGCTCAGGTTGAGATCAAGGGGAAGAAGGCTAAGACGGTCTCCGTTGCCCTGACCAAGAAGGAAGAAGCGGCTCTCGTTCCCAAGGAGCAGAAAGCGTACCTCCTGGCTGAGATTGATAAGGCGATTGAGAAAGAGGGTAAGGCGCTTATGGATGAGAGCAAAAGCGCCAAAGAGATAATTGGTATGGCGGGTAAGGGCTTTAATCCGTTGGGTGGCTCGAAGGCACGGATTACTTTTAAAGTCCCCGCTGATGGTGAATATACAATCGCCGGGTCTGAGCTTCTTGATTTTAAGAAACGTGCGGCAGGCTTTCCAACAAAGGCACTCCAGAAACCCTCTAAGCCCTATGGCGGTCCGTTCGTATCTCCTAAGAGAAGGGAAACCAACTTTAAATCTTATCTTAAAGCCCAGAAAATCGAGAAACCAGAGGATATTAAGCCCAAAGATATTGAGAAATTATTTAAGGGCGTACAAGAAATTGCCACGGAAACAAAGTGGAATGATATAACAAGGAAGCATGAGGTCGTAGCGAGGTATCCAGAGCGTGCCGACTTTGCTAATTGGCTCCTATCCCACAAGCTGAAACCGGGAACGCTTCTGAAAATTAAAGAGGTTGTTACTAAAACCACCAAGCCCCAATACAAAATCGAGTTCCAAGACTTCACCGACTCGACCAAGAAAACGGTCTTCAGCGAATTAATAGAGTCTCACCCGATTCTGAAGAAGGCCAAGATCAAAGAGACCGTTCCAGGTAACGCTTATGAAATAACCCTGCCAACAGGGAAGAAATTCAGTATTTACCGTACTGATAAAATCCATGTTCCTGCAGAGCTTAGGGCAAAGCATAAAGGCAAAGACCTGACCGATAAACTGATAGGGGTATATTTTAAACAGGCCGGCCAAGACCAGATTTGGTTAACCAGAAAAGCCGGCAGATATACCATTACCCATGAGCTTGAGCATTTCTTTGAGGCTAATAATCTTATCAATACTGTTGATGTTGCCGTACTGAACAAAGCGATTCTCAAACAGGGCAAGAAACCGAGTTCGGAGGCAAGGGCTGAGTACATTGAAAGAGCCTTTCTTACCCGTGATGTACAGAACTTCGGCATTAAGAAGATACTCAAGAAGATAGCGGATTTTCTGGACGCCGTTGTGAATGTATTCGGGATCCGGACAGCGAGAGGGATTGTTAAAGATATCGAGTCTGGGAAGATCATGGGGAGACAGGCTGTAACCCAAAAGGGTGGGCTTGCGCCTCAATACAAAGTCGAGGATATTGGCGAGGAGATTCAGGAGCCCCGGAAGCAGAGCCTTATTGACAAGATTCTACCTAAGAAAGCAGAGCAAGACCCAGCGTTCGCTAATATCAAGGATTGGTGGTTGGGAAAGAAGCACGTTGAGTTATACAGAAACGCTGTTCAAGCCCGCAGGCTACAGAAACGCATAATAAAAGCGTTGGGCAAAAAGCGGTATGACCGGGCAGCCAAAGATATTGATTCTGCAATTCATATCTATCTTGATTTGAAACGCAACCCTGAGCACTATGATATGTATTATCAGGATTTAACCGAAGAAGACAAGATGATAGCCGATATTGCCAAGAAGATCGACACTATGCCTGAGATTAAAGCAATAGCCGACGATATCAGCGCAGAGTACGAGAAGATAGGGCAGAAGGCTTACGGACAAGGGTTAATCCATAATATGCTTGATAACTATGTCTCCCGTGCGTGGAAAGCGTTAAAGAAAGAGGATCGTTTCGCTGCGGAAGCTATGCGTAAGTTCGGGGTTAAAACCCGACACCGGAAACATCGAGTGTTCGAAACCATACTTGAGGGTATGGCGTTAAAGAATAAAGCTGGTGAGCACCTATTCCAGTTACAGGTTCACGGTGCGACTACGAATCTTCAAACATACAAAGACGAGATTGCCCGTACAATGGAAGACGCCGCCATGCAGAAGGTGGCTCTGGAAACCGAATGGAAAGACACGGGTGAGATGATGTTGACTGATAAATCCCACCTTGCCGGTTATGTCAAGCTGGAACACCCCAATATGACAAAAGTCCATCGGTTTTTAACCACAAAAGGCGGCTTTACAAGAGACAGCTATACAGACGAGGAGGGGAAGGTACATAAACTCGGTAGGAACGCATGGATAGAGAAAACCTACGCGCTGGTAAGCCCTGGTAGAAAGAACGCGCATAAAGCAGGGTTTGAATCACCAGAAGAAGCCCAGGCGTGGCTTAAAAATAAAATAGTTGAAGTACAGCGCACGATAGAAGGGACAGTCCCGAAAGCAGAGAAACGACTTGCAGCCCTCCATGCCAGGTTATTGAGCCTAAAGAAAGCCAAAACACAGGAACGAGGTATAGGGTGGGAACGTGTACCGCTATATGCACCTGCAGAAGTAGCTAAATCCCTCAACCGAATTTTAGGGCAATCAAGGCTCAAGGGGTTAAAGGGTATTGATACCGCTACGAAATACAATGCCTTGATAAAGGCTTGGATATTACAGACATCGTTCTTTCATCACTTGGCTTTTATGCGTTCATACATCCTTGGGACAACGGGTAAAACTCTCAAGGAATGGAACATCAACCAGGCCCGTAAGGAAGGATTGCAAGCCATTGAAGACTTGAACCCGACCATCACCTTGCTTGTTAGAAACGGCTTAACGCTATTCAAGGTACAGGATTGGGAGGAATCCATACTCAGGAATGAGGACACTATCTTTGGTAAGATTATGGATAAGACTAAAGCGTCTAAGGCCGTCAAAGATAAGGTTAACGAATTAAGAGAGCGACAGGCTGACTTTCTGTTTGGTAATTTCGGGGCGGGGTTAAAGGCCCAGGCTGCCTTGATTGAATACCGGAACGCTCTAAAACGACACCCGGAGATGGGAGAAGCCGAGCGTGCCAAGATGGTATCGAACCTTATTAATGACGACTTTGGTGGACTAAACCTTGAACGGATGGAGCGCGATCCGACAAGACAGCACATATTTAGACTTCTTGCCTTGGCACCCGATTGGACCGAATCGAACGTGCGTACAATGGTGAAGATGGTTGGGAGGGGCGGTAAAGAAGAACGGGCGTTATACCGCAGGTTTTGGGCCTCCGTGCTTACCAAGGGCATCACAGCCACCATTCTCGCCAACATGCTCATGGCAGTCGGTGATGATGAGGATAACATAGAGCGATTCAGGAAGGCTTGGAAAGCCGGTAATTTTAAATGGCTTGGCGTTGACATTACACCTATCTATAAACTGATGGGCGGCAAGACGGAAGCGAGAAAATATTTCAGCCTATTCGGACATTTCCAAGACCCGATGAAGTTTATAACTCACCCTGTACGTTCGGCACATCACAAGGGCTCGGTTCTCTACCGTACATTTCACGAAGCAATGGCTGGAACTGATTGGAGGGGGCATGGATTTACAACCCTTCCTGAGATGTTGGGTGTTGATGATAAGGGGCTGTATCTCACAGGCAGGCGTAGAGGACAACCCAAGGGCGGTAAACTTGGCGGGAAGGTAACGGCTTTCGGTGGAAAGACCGGCCCGATTGCACCCAGGCAGTACCTATCATACGCTCTTACGCAAATGAGAGGCATGCAACCGGTTCAGGTACAAAACCTTTTAGGCTGGATGCAGGGAGAGATTGAAGGTTTTGACGCTATTGGCAGAAGCCTTGGCTTGCATACCAAGTCAACATATCCAAGCAAGAGGCGAACGATTGACGAGTTTGTTGATGAGTTTATTGTGGGTTTCGGAAAGAGCGGCTTAATGCTCAAACTAAGAATCAAAATCCGTGATTACAATAAGCGACAACGGGAAGCTGGTAGGTTGGATGATATTATCAGTTTCTCAACAATTTCAAGGAAGGCTCGAAGCAAATTACAGGCCGAGCGATTAAGCCGGCGCTTTAAAAGAGCAGCATAAGTTCGGGTAAGGTCAATACAGCGGGCCGATATATCGGAAAGGTTGCAGAATCGCCTAACGCTCTGTTCCTTGGCCTTACCCTACCATAATTAAGACCAAGATTAAGGCTAAGACTAAGTAAAGGGGGTGAGACAATGGCGATTAAGCGAATTATGCCAATAGGATTTGTAGGCGGTGGACCCGGTGGAGGAAAGCAACGGTTTTCAGGAATTTCATCTGATGAAAAGCCACTTAAAGGCGATATCAGTTTATACCCGGATGGGTCAACCCTCCATTTTGTAGACACAGGAGAGGAGTTCGTTTATCACGACGGTATGTGGGAAGATGACTTGAGACGGAAACACGCATTGGGCGAAGTTTAATTTAAGATTAAGAAGAGGAGAAGCTTATTATGTACGGAAAAACTTCAGAGGGCGTAGGAAAAGCCCCGTTAATTACGGATGATCGTAAGCTAGTAGTGGTTCCGACTGGTGGGAAATATGCCGAAGCGGCAATGGCAGGTAGGTTATTCTATGCTTCAACACAAACACATGTTGGGACTTCGACAACCAAGAACAATACTTTCACAGGTCTTGCAATTGTTAATCCTGCGACGAGCGGGAAGCGTTACATTATGCATGAATTTAGCTGGGCGCTTGATAACAGCCCGTCTGCAGACCTTAACCTTTCGCTTGCTGTAGGCCCAGTTCATTCTGGATATGCTGCCGATTTAACCGTGTATTGCACTCGTCATGCGTATAAAACATCAGTGGCAATCGCGGATACTGCGGCAACAATTACAGGGTCAGCCCTTGTTATTGTAAAGCACATTGCAACGATCGGAACGAATCTCACGACTGATTTATTGACGAATACCCCTCCGGTTGATCTTGGTGGGAGTATCATTCTGGCTCCAGGCCGAATTATATCTACCGATAGTATATTAGCATCTGGCGCGTTTTTGTTTTTCGCATTTATGTGGGAAGAAGTGGCCATTTAAGGAATAAATCATAATCGGGTGGGCTGATATGGCAATAGTCCACCCACAGCCAAGCTGGAACACAAGGAGATAGCACATGGCAGGCACAATAGAACTAAGTATTGAGAATCATGGAATACCCGGACGAGGATTAACGATTAAGGAGTTAAGATTTACATGCATAGCTGATGTAGCTGATGCTTCATTCCCAGTAGCGAATACTGGAACCATAGAGGGAGCGCCTGGTAACAGCACATCGTTCACAAAGTTAATTCAAGGATGGTTTCTACATAAAATTATCGTAAACCCCGGAGCCACGGCTCCAACGGTATCGTCCGACCTAACGATTACTGACAAACATGGAATTGATGTCCTGGACGGTAACGGAACGGACTTGATACACAATACCGATAGCAAACAGTCCTATGCAATGATTGATGGGGTGCCGTCTCTCCAGCCGGTCGTGGGAGATTACATTCTTACAATAACAAACAATGCGGTTAATAGTGCGATATTGATAGTCACATTACTATTCGTGCCCAACACGATGTAAGGGAGAAACTATGAAACGAATTAAAATATTAAGTATACTACTTGCTCTGGTTTTAATCCCTTCGATTGCTTTGGGATTTGGGCCGTTTGGGGCGAGTTCCAAGAAGTTTAAAATGAGTGATGACGGTAAAATCGGCCTCCTCCCAAGTGGTTGCTACCTAGAGTTCGATGACCAGACAATTGATGAGGCTAATTTCATTAACTGCAATGTAGGGTTTGAGACGTCAACTCCCGCCGGCCTAATCCACGCCGTCCTTGCTGCCGGTAGACCTGTCATATTCGGTGGAGACGTCTTAGCCACAGTAACTGGTGTCACCGGAACAGACGCTAATCCAACCGTCCTGACCGTCGCCACTACCAATGGTGTGGCTGAAGGAGATGCGGTTATTATCAATTCTGGGACCAATGCCACTGTCGGAACCTACTGGGTTGCATCGGTGGTGGTTGACACGACCGTGACCCTGGATCGGAATGCAAGCTCCGGGGCTATCTCAGCGGCGAGCATAACCTATATAAATGATCCTCTGATAATCGAATCCGGATCTGGAAGTGGGGAACCGAGGATTGTTTTGCCGGTGCAGAATGACGCTGTGACACCGACTTGGGCGTTCGGAAGTGGGAAGTCAGGCATGTATGCACCGAACAATAATACATTAATAACAGTCATTAATGGGACAGCTATTTGGCAAACAACCTCGGGTAGATTAGTTGATGCCATAATGGGGACTGGTCCCGCATTGCTCAATGAAGTAGCATCAGCAAGTAATCCAACTATAATATCACAAAGAAATGATGTTAACACCGGCATGGGTTATTCCGGCGGAGATGCCCTCTCCCTCATCGCCGGAGGGGTTGAAGCCCAACGTCTAACCGAAGCCTCCCGGACAATCGAGACGGACGCTACGGTCTGCCAGGACAACAGTGGTGTAGAGTTAAAGACTGTTGCTGCTCATGGTCTAGCCGTAGATGATGTGGTACAGGTGGCTGCCGGTGGAGGTACATTGTGCGGCAATCTTTCCCCCTCCACAAACTATTACGTTCTGGCGGTGGGGTCTACCACAACAGCGACATTATCGGCATCAAGAGGTGGGAGTATTGTGGCTTACTCATCCGTGGGTGTGGCTTTTACCAGTTATAATATGGAGATTACCATCAACACCTATGGTGATGTTGATCTGAATGGTTCAAAGCTCAATGCAACCGTTATGACTCTCACGACTGCCCAAGTCAATGCTCTCCGTGCGACACCAATTATAATTGTACCAGCCCAAGGCGCGAACACGATAATAAAACTCGTTTCTGCCATGATTACCTACGATTATGCGTCAGCGGCTTTTACCGTAGGGGCTGACGAGGACTTTGTTATTGAGTACGCGGACGGTACGGATACCACGGCCAGCATTGAATCGACTGCGTTTCTTGACCAAGCTGATGATGAGGTTCGGTATTACCCGAATTCCTTAGCTGCGGGTGCTGATTTAGAGGCCTCTATTAATCAAGGTCTACAAATATTCAATACCGGGACAGGCGAAACTGCTGACGGTGGTGGTGAAGTAGACATAAGGATAACTTATAGAGTTTACGCAACTGGATTTTAAGGGAGAAATTATGAAAAAGTTATTTATGATAGCAATGATTGTTTTGTCTTTGTCGTTCGTTGCAGGTTCACGGGCGGCTGATGTGGAGTTGAAAATTACGGTCCCGGATGCCTGGGTTGATGTTACCATTGCGGCTATAAATTCCCGGTGGCCTAAACCGGATGGGATTGGCCAAATAAAATGGGCTGAAACCCAGATAAGAACTTGGTTGCGGAATATAGTTGGGGCCTACAAAAGAAATCAGGATCGAAGCGCTGCTCTGGATGCTGGCGGATACGTTGAGACTAGGGATGACGATATCCCGATAGAAATAAGCCCATAAACCAAAAAAAGATACGGTTTGACATATCTATTGGGTTGTGATAAGGGTTTTTAAGCAACTTTAAACAAAAGGAGGCAAATCATGCGGAGAATCTTACGAGAAAACTTGTGGATGATGATGGTCATAGGTGCATTTCTGGTGATAGTGGCCATTGCGAAAGTGGGATGGGGCCAAGAGCAAAAGCCGCTCACACCAGAGCAGAAGATTGAAAAGTTGGAAGAGACGGTGAATGCCTATGAGCGTTTATGGCATCAGGCCCGAATAGGTGTGCTAAATGTTGAGGATAAGCTCAAAAAACTTCAAAAGACATATGATTTGTTGTTGAAACAAGCCCAAAAGCTAACGGCTGAGAAGGTGGGATTGATGGGGGAATTGAAGGCGGCTAATGAGCAATCGAGCAAGAAGGTAAAGGAGTATGAGGAAAAGCTCGGGCAATCTAACGATGAAATTGTACATCTTGCGAGCAACCTGGAAAAGCTGAATCAAAAATACGGCGTTTTGCTGATTCAATCCCAGGAATTGATGACTGAGAAGATAGAGCTTGAAGAAAAAATCAAACAGGCCAATGCCAAGATTGCACAACTGGAATTGAAAGGAGAGGAAGAATGAAAAAGAAACTGATGATCGTATTAATCATGCTTACTTTTACCCTTATAGCCTGTGCCGGTCCACAGCGGATAAGCATTAGACAGTGTAAGGAAGTGGGAACGGTGACAACTGAATGTATGAGTACTGAGATTTTAGGGGACTTCTCAATGCTCCCATTCTAAGCCGATAAAGGAGTAAGAAATGGCGATACAAAATAAGGTTATTGGAAAGTGCATTAAGTGTGGTTGGGAGATCCTGCAAAAGGTTCCAGGAGTAACACCGGAACCACCTAAGCCGGGTCCGATTGGCCCTAAAACCCATACCATCTGGGTAGACAAGTTCACTGGGAAGGAAAAGTCAACCAAGTTTAGCCCTTCTGGGGACAACCCACAGTTTAGGCGTTTCGGAGCAGTTGCCTTTGGATATTGGCCCGGAAGTGATAAGCGCTACGTCTACAACACAAAGTATGTGAATGGTGGTAGGGGTCATGTCTGGTATCTCCCGAAATTGACCGGGAAGTATAAGATTAGGTGGTACTTCCGAAAGACCAAGAACAGAGCCAAGAAGGCGTGTGATGTTCGACTTGTGTCCGGGGCACTTACTGTAGATCTCAAGGCAGTTTCTCAGTATGCTGCAAAATCTAACTACACAAGTGTGATTATCGCTACGGTGAATCTGATCGCAGGAGATTATATTGTCTGCGTTCCAGGGAACACAAAAAGCATAAGTTTTGGGAAGATGGTTTTTAAGAGGGTGTCATAATGCCAGATAAAATCTGTGATGTTCCGTGCCCGGTGGTTGATGACAAGTTGGAGAAGGTGTGGCTAGCAATAGGCAAAAAGGTTTCTCTTCTTGTGTTTTTTTCTATTATAGGAGGCTTGTTAATCATAGCTATCTATTTTGGGGAGGGTATTGGTCGACGGCAAGAACAGGTAGCTCTCCAACAAGGGAAAACCTTTGGTACCCTGATTGATATCCAGAAAAGCGTTAGTGAAATTAAAGGAGAGTTAAAACATCTGAACGGGCGCGCGGAGCGTGATAGGAGGTAAGAATGGCGATATTATTATTTGAAGAAAATTTTGAAGACGGGAACCTGGGGGGTCTTAGACCATTAGGTATCTCTCCAACAGCGACATCTAAATTGGCCAGGATCGGAACTCATTGCATGCAATCCCAATTAGAGCAAGGAGAAACCCGTGCAGAGGCGAAGATGGTCAGCAAGATAAATGCAGTTGGGAATGAGTACTGGTATGGGTTCAGTATTTTCTTGCCGGAACCTTTTGAAGTTAATTCAGCATGGGAATCAGTTGCTAATTGGCATGGACGGCCTGATTTTGATATTGGGGAGGATTTCCATGGACAAGGTGCCCCACTGACATTATATACCGCTCATCCGCAAACTGACCCCGGATGGACATTGAATATTCGTTGGGATTCAAAACCAAACTCTACTCCAGGTGGTGTGCCAGACATAGAAGGATCAAATTATTATGGGTTTGGGCCGTATGAAACAGGTGTTTGGACTGACTGGGTATTTCATGTCAAGTGGTCATACGAATCAGACGGCTTTCTCCAAATATGGAAAAACCATGTAAAGGTTTTAAATCGTAACGGTCCAAACTGCTATAATGATGAATACGGTCCATATTTCAAAATGGGCGTATACAGAGCAGGCAGGAGCGCCGGTGCTCCCCGCACAATTTACCATGATGAATTTAAAATGGCAGATGCCAACAGTACCTATGAAGATGTGGCACCGGGTGGAAAGTCCCCCGAGCCCAAACCACCTATTTCCAGGACCGCCAACATAATTATCAACATCCCGGCAACTCAAATCACGGGCACAATTGAATGGGACGCAATAATAAACAAACCTTAAAAGGAGAAAGGAAAATGAAAAAGCTATTTACAACATTGATCATTCTATCGTTTGTTTTAGTGTTTACAGCTGTACCAGCAGCAGAAGAAGCAGAGAAAAAAGATGATGGAGGCATATGTCCTGTCACCAAAGTCAAGGGCAAGGTGGCCGACTGTACAACGTGCCATACATTAATAGACAAAGATGGCAAAGTTACCTGGGGGCTGAAAGAAATAGAACCTTTTTCAGCGTTTGATCCTCCTCGTGGGGCAATCTTTAAAATCATAGATGGGGAAACTGTTGGTTGGTATGATTTTGATAATGTTGAAGATTCCTATGTCCGGGATGTCATTGAATATTTTTACAGACATAAAACCAAAAAGCTCATATTTAATGTTGATTCGTTTGGTGGGTCTGCCTTCGATGGGTACGCCATTACCAGTGTGATTGGTGAGTATGTAGGTAAAATACAGATTATAACTCGCCTCCAGACGCAAGCAATGTCTGCCGGCTTTTTGGTATTCGTTGCTGGACACAAACGCATTGTCTCTCCTTTAGCAACCTTGATGTGGCACGAGATAGCATATTGGGCGTTCTTGAAGAAAATAACACCTTCTAGCAGCGAACAAGAAGCCTTGGTTATGCGGATGTTGCAGGATATGGCCAATGAATTTTTGGCAAGTAGAAGCAATATGACCAAGGAGAAAATCGATGCTGAAATTGCAAATAAAGACTGGTTTTTCAACGGGAGGCAGGCTGTTGAGATGGGTTTTGCAGACGAGCTTTTGATTATCCCTCTTTTGCCGGCGCCGTCTCAAGCGCCTGCAGAAGGGAAATAAACTTGAATGAGCTTTCAAGGCGACATAAGACGCTTAACTGAAAGGGTGAGATATTTGACTGGAGTTGTAATAATTTGCTGCATTCTTACAGCCCTGCTTGTCGCTGTTAATATTATGTTTCCAATTTGGCAGGAAATACTTGGGTATAAATAATGTCGAACCTAACCGAAAGAGACATGCTCCGCTTGGCAACCTGCCATGTGGA